TGTGTTATTGTAAGCTATCATAATGGGAAGGATTATTTAGTATGAGTTTTATAATAATTTTATATATAGCAGTAGTAATTGGTATAAGTTTATTAGTATATATTATATATAATACAATTAAATCCAAGAAAAAATACAATAATAATTATAATGTGCCGCCCTCTTTTTTTCAAATTTCCGAGGAAGTCCAGAAAAATTTGGAGAACGCGCAAGCACGACTTGAGCAACTAGAAGCTGATTACAAAAATCGAGAGCAAGAACTAAAGGCTCAATACGACACCCTATCACAAGAACTAAAACAAGATTATTTGACGCAAACTACACGAGCGCGCAGTCAGTACGAGCAACAAAAAGACGACTTCGCGCTCATGCAAGCAGAATTGTCGCAAACACTAGACAACTGCAAAGCCAAAGCACAAGCCGAACAAGCGTTTCTACAAAACAATATAGACTTTTACAGTTCAACTAGGCGCGCGCTCAATGAAGCCATCTTGCGTTCAATAGCAATGGAACAAGAAAAAGAATTTTACAAAATTCAAATTTCTACTAATAATATAGAAGATATAGAAATTGTGAGTTCTATTCGCGCCAAATTACACGACTCTGTACCACTTAATAAATTGGTATGGACTTTGTACTACCAACAACCAACTTCTGATATGATAAAACGAGTTCTAAATGGGCGCACAGATGTTAGTGGTATCTACAAAATCACATCACTTACAACTGGTCTAGTTTACATCGGTAAATCCACCAATATAAAGCGACGTTGGACTGACCATGTTAAAACCGCGCTCGGAGTTGGCACACTTGCTGCTTCCTATTTCCACCGTACAATGGCAGAGGAAAAACCACACAACTTCACATTTGAACTTTTAGAAGAAGTGCCTAAAGAAAACTTGACACAGAAAGAAACCTATTATATAAATATATATGACACTAAAAATAACGGACTGAACAGTTTGGGGTAGATATGGATACAAATTTAACAAAAGAACAAAAAGAAATTATAATGACAACTGAACCGCGCGTTGTGGTAAATGCGTGCGCAGGTGCAGGTAAGACAAAGTGTATGATAGAGAGGGTTAGAACCTTACTACAATGGGGTACCAATCCCGCGGAGATAGTAGTTATCACTTTTACAAACCAAGCAGCGTCGGAATTGCGTGAGCGTTTGAGTGACACACCAAACTCCGAGCGCGTTTTTGTGGGTACAATACATTCATACTGTAATACACTACTACTTATGGGCGGAATTGATACTTCGCGCATATTAAATGAGGAAAACTTTGACGAACTTTTCGACCTTATTAGTACGCACTACCATGTAATTCCAAAGGTTACACACTTATTAGTAGACGAAGCACAGGACTGTGATGGAAAACAGTACGAATTTTTCTTTAATTATGTGCGCCCACTTAACTTCATGATGATAGGTGATTGGCGACAATCGATTTATGAGTGGAGAGGTGCAGAACCACAACTTTTACTTGACCTATCCAAGCAAGATGATGTCAAAACCTATACACTTTCCACCAATTTCCGAAGTGGCGCTCGTGTAATCAAAACCGCAGCGAAAGTTTTGGACGCACTTGACCCTGATTTTCACGACTATTCACTATGTGGACGTGGAGTACGAGGACAAGTTACTAAACTCGAAGGCGTACTAGAAGCAATTGACCTAATCATGGAAGATGGCAACTACGGCTCATGGTTTATTGTGTGTCGTACCAACCAAGAAATAAGTGACGTATGCTATGTGCTTGCGCGCAAGGGTATTCCATACGACAGTTTCAAGCAATCCGAACTAGACCGAGGACAACTTATCCAAAAAATGAAGGACAACACCGTTAAGGTACTAACTGTTCACGCAGCCAAAGGACTAGAAAACGATAACGTAGTTGTAATTGGTATGCGCCCATGGGGTAAAGACGAAGAAAAGCGCATAAAGTATGTAGCCTATACACGAGCGCGCGACCATTTATATATAGTAAAAACTCAATCCAAAAAGAAAAAATTTCAAGAGTGGTAAATACCGCTTTTTTAATTTGCAAATTTTTAAAAAATGAGGTATAATAGAATAAGATAAGATTTAATGGGAGAAAACGACTATGAATTATGATGCTAATTCCATTCAGACACTATCGTTCGTAGATGCTATTAGAACTCGTATTGCTATGTATATGGGTTCAGCAGACAACGCGGGTGTACTGCAATGTGTGAGAGAAATTATTACAAACTCAATTGACGAAGCTACAATGGGGTTTGGTAAGAAAATTACGGTTACTTTAGATGGCAACACCGTTACTGTGGAAGATGAAGGTAGAGGTGTGCCTTTTGGTGTGCGCGAGAGCGACGGTGTAGATGCAATTGTAGCTATCTATACTATGTCCCACTCTGGTGGTAAGTTTGACAACAAAACATATCAGAATGTTGCTGGTATGAATGGTATCGGTGCCAAGGGTACTGCATTGTCGTCTGATTACTTCAGCGCGCAGTCGACTAGGGACGGGCGCACTTGTACGCTTATTGTAGAAAATGGTAAGGTTACGTCGCTTACAACCGTCAAAGCTACTTCAACCAAAACTGGCACAAAGGTAACATTCACACCAAGCCAAGAAGTTTATAAACTCGAACCAATTCATATTAACTTTAGTGACCTAAAGGAAATGTGCAAAAATTGGTCATATCTTTCAAGTGGAATTGAGTTCGCGCTCGAAGATAAACAAACAAAAGAAAAAGTTAAGTACCTATCTAAAAACGGAATTAAGGACTTCATCAAAGACAATGCAGTTCCATTACATAAAACTCCACTTTATATTAAAATGGAAGAAAATGGAATTAAGTGTGAGGTTGCTGCGTTTTGGACTAAAGAACGCCACGAAAAGTCATTCACATTTACCAATGGACTTGCTAACCCTGAAGGTGGAACAAGTTTAACTGGCGTCAAAACCGCCCTAACCACATTCTTCAAAAAGCACATTAATGACACGGTGTCACCTGACGTCGCGCGCACAGGACTTTTTTATGTGGTCAATTGTCAAGTTCCGAACCCTTCGTTTGCGAACCAAACAAAGACCAAAGTCAATAACCCAGAGTTACGTGGTCTATGTCAGCGTGCAACTGGCAAAATGCTTGATGAGTTTTCCAAGCGCCATACTGACGAATTTAACCGCATAATCTCCATGCTCACAAAAGAAGCGAAGGCAGAAATTGCTGCGGAGAAGGCACGCGCACAGATACTTAAAGCTGAAAAGGACATTGGCTCAAACCAAAAGAAAAAGGTTTTTGCTAGTGACAAGCTAAAAGATGCAGAAGTTTTGGGTGAGAATTCGACGCTATTGCTTGTTGAGGGTAATAGTGCGGCATCATCGCTTGCAAACGCGCGCACAAACGATTTTGGTATTTTAGCACTGCGCGGTAAACCAATTAATGTACTTACTAATGACCTAGAAAAAGTTTTAGAAAACGAAGAAATTAAGTTGCTATTAAGTGCAATGAATATTGTGCCTTTTAAGTATGATAGTAAAAAATTAAGATATGGTAGACTTGGAATTGCATCTGACGCCGATGCCGATGGTGGACATATTGCATTGCTAGTTACAATCGCGCTCCAATACTTCGCGCCAGAGTTTATCAAGGAAGGTAGACTAGTGCGCCTAGAGTCACCATACTATATTGTCAAAAAGGGTGGTAAGGAATACTACTTCACGAGTGAGCAAGACATTAACATAAAGGGTGACATTCACTTGTGTAAGGGACTTGGTTCGCTATCGCCTGAACAGGCACATAGGTCTATGTTTACAGAAGAGTTTCAGTCTATCAAAACTATAAAACTTGATGATGAAGATATAGAACTACTAAATAAACTAATGGGTAAAGATACAGATTTCAAAAAACAATACGTACAAGAAAACATTGATTTCTCGCAAGTGCGCGAGTAGGAGATTTATATATGAGTAATAACTTTATTAAAGAAAACTTTACAAACTATGCAGGAGCGGTTATTCAAAACCGTGCAATACCGGAAGTTGTAGATGGACTGAAGCCGGGCGCTCGTCAGATTCTGTACTGTATGTATACTGACAAGTTTGTGCATGGGAAGCCATATCAAAAGACATTAAAGGCAATTGGTTCTGCCGCGCGTATATTCTGGCACGGTGATGCTTCGTGTTTATGGGTTATAATGCGTAATGCGCAACCATTTGCTACACGTTATCCACTTGTGGAAGTTGAAGGAAACATGGGGAATTTACAAGAAAGAGCCAACTACGCTGCTCCAAGATACACGAGCGCGCGCCTAACTTCTCTTGCAAACTATCTATTTAAAGATATAGAAAAGAATACAATTTCAGAATGGCGTGACAACTATGATGATACAGAACAGTATCCGGTGTATTTACCATGTAAGGGTTTTGCGCCTATTGTCAACGGCACACTTGGTATTGGTGTATCTATGGGGTCTGGTATTCCGCCTACCAACCTGCGTGAAGTGAACTCGGCGCTCGTGAAACTTTTGTGGAATCCAGATATAGATGATGATGAAATTATATGTATGCCTGACTTCCCAACTGGTGCCACGGTACTCAATGGCTCACAAGTGCGCGAAGCCATGAAAAACGGTCATGGGAAAGCATGTAAGGTGAGAAGTACCATTGAATATGATAAGGCTAATAATTGTCTAGTAGTAACTGAAATTCCATATATAACTTATGTCAATACCATTTGCGCGCAGTTAGAGGATATCATCAACGAGGAAGATGGCAAGGTGAACCCCGGCATTGACAGGTTCAACGACCTCACAGGGCTTACACCAAAGCTAAAAATCTATCTAACTAAAAACGCAAACGTAAACAAAGTGGTAAAGTATTTGTACAAAAATACATCACTACAAAACCATTACGGCATCAACTTCAATATGCTTGAAAAGGGAAGATACCCAAGAGATTACACATGGAAACAGATGTTACAGGCACACCTAGACCATGAAATGGAAGTTTATGCGCGCGCGTTTCAGTTTGATGTAGACCGCATTAAGGAACGTCTACACATCATTGAGGGATTAGTGTTAGCCATCAATAACATTGACGAAGTTATTACTACCATCAAAAGCGCAAACTCAACATCTGATGCGCAAACCAAGTTAATGACACTATTGTCTATTGATAGCGCGCAAGCACAAGCCATTTTAAAAATTACACTAAGTCGTCTTGCTAAAATGGAAACTAACAAACTTTTAGACGAGCAATCCACATTAATTTCCAAGAAAAACGAAATTGAAGCCATTTTAAATGACACCAACCTACTTAAAAAGGAAGTGGAAAAAGGTTTGAATGAGGTTGCTGCGAAGTTTGGCGACGAAAGACGCACAAAAATTATAGACCTTAACACACAAGAGGACGAAGAAGTTGAGCAGTTCAACTTTATTGTTAGTCTTACTAACGAAAACAGATTGTTCACTACAAAGGAAACGTCTCTCTACACTCAAAAGCGAGGAGCGCGCGGTCGAAAAATTAAGTTATCCGAGAACGAAACAGTTATAGGTTCGGCATCGTGCGACAGTAAAAACCCTTTAATGTTTGTATCAAACAAAGGTAAGGCATTTTTTACTACAGTAAATGAACTTAACCTAGAAGATTTTAACTACTGTGAAAGTCTGTTTGGCTTACAAGAGCGCGAAGTCATAGTTCAAGTCATTGATATTAATTCTAAAAATTTACAAAAGTTTTTAGTTTTCTTCACTGCAAATGGACTTATCAAAAAAACTGCCATTTCAGAACTCATGAAAAGTACACAAGCTAAAAAGTGTATTGAATTAGAAGATGGCGATAGCTTAGTTGGAATTGATGTGGTAGAAGATGAGAAAGTTGGTTTTCTATCATCTAATGGTAACCTTATGATTACAAACTCCTCACAAGTGCGCGCGAGTGGACGTTCGGCAAGGGGCGTTAAAGGCATGAAGGTGGACGATGGTGTCGTAGTGCGCGGGCGCTCATGTAAGCAAGACGCAATTGAAATAGTAACCATAAGTAAAAACAGTAAAATTTCAAGAACGCCAATAGGTGACTTCAAGGTAACTGGTACTAACACTAAAGGACTGCGCGCTCAAAAGTTAAAAGATGGTGACTCTATGATAGACTTCTTGCCAATCACTAAAAGCGACAAAGAACTTATAGTTGCCACTTCCACAAACCAAATTAAAATGCAAATTAGTGAAATTCCACTTTCTAGTCGTGGTACAGTTGGTGTAATTGCTACCGACCTAAAAAATTCACAAGTAATTGAACTCGTAAAAATTTGTAATTAAACTAAAAGTAGGTTATAATATATATAGGAATTAAGAGAGAAATAAAATCCTCTTAAAAACTTATAATAAAATTTTATTTTCAAAGGAGAAAACAACTATGTCAGACGCTATTAAGCTAACAGAAAAGTCAGCAGAAGTATTCAATTATGTTAGAGAGAATGGAAAGGCATCTATTCCGGAAATCGCAGCAGCAGTACAGAGAGCACCTCGTTCAGTAAGTGCTAATGTAACTGACCTTGCAAAGAAAGGTCTAGTGGTAAGAGTTAAGGAAGCTGTTGAGGGTGAGGAAGGTGAAGTAACATTCGTACAGCTTACAGCAGATGGAGTAGCTTTTCAGGCTTAGGTAGTTTTGAGGGAGTTTAGCTACTCCCTTTAAATTTACTATTTTTCAACTAAATTACAAAAGGATAAACAAAATGAGAATTGCAGAGAACACAGTATATATCGAAGGAACACTTCTTGAAATCGACCTAGAAAAGACACAAATTACACAACGCTCAACGGGAAAACTAGCCAACTGCATTAGGGGCAGAATTATGGTTAGAGTTAATCAGCCTATCAATGGAGTAGATAAAACTCTTGACATTCCTGTTCACATGTTCAGTATGGAACTAAAAAAAGATGGCGGTACAAACCCAGCTTACGCATCTATCGAAAAGGTTATGAATGAGTTTAAGTCTGCGGCAGCAGTAGGCTTTGAGAACGCAGACAAAATCAGAATCACTAGTGGTCAGATTGACATGAATGAGTTTGTCAGCGGTCAGGGTAACTTTGTCTCTGAACCAAGAGTACAGGCTAACTTCGTATACAAGGTAAACGAGGGTTCAGAGTTCAAGCCACAGGCAAAGTTTGAACTTGAAATGTACGTTCAGTCTTGCCTACCTGAGATGGATAAGGACAACATGCCTACTGGCAGACAAAAGATTACAGCTATCGTGCCTAAGTTTGGTGGCGCAGTAGATGTTGTGCCTCTATATGGCGTATCGCCAGAGGTAAACAACGTTATCACTAACTACTGGGTTGCAGGTTCAACTGTAAAGGCAATCGGTAGACTTGACTTTTCAAATACAGTAGAAACCATTGCTGAAAAGGTTGGCTTTGGTGAAACTATAGAAAAACAGAAGGTTACTAGAGTAAGTGACCTCATCATCACTGGTGGTGACCAAACTCCTGCTATTGGAGAAATGGCTTTCGCAAAGGCAGACATTGATGCAGCAATGCAACAGAGAGATGCAAAACTCACAGAAATGAGAGCAAAGGCTGAGTCCAAGGGCGGTACTGTAACAAAGCAGGCTCCTGCACAGAACGCAGGCTTTAACGCAAGAGGATTTTAATAGGGGGTATATAAATGATTGATTTACTAGCCCTAGAACCCAATGTAATTTCTCGCGACTTATCCGGCAAGTATGTACTGCTTGCCGGCGCAGAGAAGATTGGTAAGACCTCATTCTGCGCGCAGTGTCCGGATACTGTAATCTTTGCAACAGAGATTGGTACCAACGCACTTCCGGGCGCTATGGTACAGCCTATCAACTCATGGGGCGACCTGAAGTTAGCGGTTGCACAACTTAATAACCCTAAAGTTAGGGAAAGATTTAAGAATGTGGCAATTGATACTATTGGTATTGCCTTTGACCTTTGTGAGAGATACGTGTGCGCAAGCTACAACGTAAATGAAATTGGTGATATTCCTTATGGTAAGGGGTGGTCTACTTTATCTAAAGAATTTAGGTCAACACTTGTACAAATTACCATGATGGGATATGGACTTATCATGACTTCGCACCTCAAAGAAATTGAGGATGATGCTACAAAGGAGAAATTCGTTCAACCTGACCTATCCAACCGTTGTAAGAATATTGTTAATGCGCTTGTTGACGTTATTGGTATTATTACACAAGAATGGAATGAGAATGGGGAGTCTACTAGATGGCTATACACAAAGCCAACTAGATATATTAAGGCTGGCACAAGATACCGCTTTTTAGAGCCAAAAATTCCGTTCGGATATGAGGAATTGGTAAATGCTATTGGTGATGCCATTGACAAGGAAGTTGAACTAGGTGCGGTTTCGGTGGATAAAACTGATAAAGTGCCCGCAGAAGTAGGTCAAGAGTATGACTATGATGACCTTATGGGTAGAGCAAAAGCGGTTTGGGAAACACTTATCACCAACCAAAAGGACGAAGCTATTGCAGAGGAAAACTACAACAAGGTTATGAGCACTATTGTTAAGTATTTCCATACTCCTGTACAAATTTCAACCATTACTAAAGACCAAGTTGAGCCACTCAATTTTGCTGTAATGGAACTTGAAAAACTAGCCAATTAGATTAAATTGAATATACAATTGAAGTAGAGTAGCTAAATTTGGCTACTTTATTTTTTTGGTATATAACTTGAAAATTCGCTAAATTTATGATATAATATATATAGAAAGGACTATCAGAAAATGGCGAATAAACAAAATATTGTACATTGTCGTGTATGTGGACGAGAAATTTGTAAGACTACTACACGCGAGGGTATTGATTGGATAATGCCTTCAAGAAACTACTATTTTCACAAGAACTGCTATGACAACTGGCGCAATTCTAGTAGCGGTGATGACCAATTTTGGGTTGACCGCATGTATGACTTGCTTGCGCGCGACCTTAAAATGAGTTATGATTTTTGGATTTGTGAGGGTCAGCGCAAAAAGTTCTTGAAGAAAAATATGACAAACAAGGGGATATACTATACCTTGCTATGGTTTTATACTGTCAACAATGGTGATAGAAGTAAGGCACACGGTGGTATTGGTATAGTAGAGTACGTGTATAACCAAGCATGTAGCTATTGGGTAGAATTGGAAGAGCGCCACACCGGCATACTCAGCCAAATCGACGAACAATTGTGTGCGCGCGAGCGAGAAAACGCGCAAATCGTGGTACGCAAGGCAGTCGCGCGCTCAAGTAAGAAAAGCACGTACGATTTTAGTGATGTAGAAATGGATTAAAATGAATAGCAAAATTTGTGTTCAGCAAGTATTAGGCTCAATAATGAAAAAACCGCAACTATTGAGCCATATAGACAAATACACTTTGGACTTAACAGATTTTGACAATTTACTAGAACGATATGTGTATGTGGCACTTACAAAACTATATGAAAGTGGCGCAACAAAAATTCAACCTATTGATGTAGAAGATTGTCTATCTACCAATCCAAAGGCAGAAGGAGTTTTTCAATGCTCTAACGGTATTGAATATTTGCAAGACATCTATTCACTATCGGAAGTTGATAATTTTGACTACTATTACACGAAACTTAAAAAAATTAATTTACTGCGCGATTTAAGCAAGAATGGGTTTGATATAAGTGAGATTTATATTGATGACCTATCCGACCCAAAGGCATATGAAGTTAATCAGTTATTTGAAACATATACAATTCAAGATATTGTTAATGTGGTAAGGCGCAAACTACTATCTATTGAAAGTCAGTATGAAGTTAATAATGAAGTGGAAGTTGAGAATGTGGCAGAAGGGCTAAAAAGCCTATTGTCCGATATTCAAGAGCAACAATCTATGGGTGTGCCAGTGCAGGGCGCGATGTGGAATCAGGTTATCAATGGAGCAATGCCCGGCACCCTTACAATACGTTCAGCAGCCAGCGGTACTGGTAAGACAAGAAATGCGATTGCCGATGCGTGTTACTTAGCGTTTCCTATGAGGTTCAATTGGACGACACAGAAGTGGGAAGTAAAAGGTAGTAGCGAAAAGGTTCTGTTTATTGTTACAGAACAACAGTTTTCAGAAGCGCGCAAGATGGTATTGGCATATATTACAGGTATAAATGAGGGTAAGTTTAGATACGCGAACTTTAGTGATTTAGAGCGCGAAGTTTTAAATCAAGGTATTGAAATTTTGGAACACTTTAAGAATAATTTAATTTTGGTGAAAGTGCCAAACCCTACCATAGAACTCATCAAAACACTCGTGCGCGAGAACTGCCTGACACATGACATTACGTGCGTGTTTTATGACTACATATTCATCGGTCCCGCGCTTTTGGGTGAGTTTCGTGGGTTTTCGTTAAGGAACGATGAGGTGCTGCTGATGCTTTCGACCGCGTTGAAGGATTTAGCGGTGGAGCTAAACGTCGCTATGTTCACTTCAACACAACTCAATGCCAAGGGCGATGACGATAGAGGCGTGCGTAACGAAAGCTCTTTTGCAGGTAGTAGAGCCATTATCAACAAGGCGGATAATGGTGCTATTATGGCGCGCCCAACACAAGAAGAACTAAACCTATTTAAAGATTCTAAAACAGGATTGCCAAACTTAGTAACTGATGTATTTAAGGTTAGAAATGGTGAGTGGACGCAAGTTAAAATATGGTCACAATTTGACTACGCAACAATGCGCAAGACAGACCTTTTTATAACTGATGCGGGACTCAATCCAATTGAGAATTTTTACAAATATGGAGTATATGAGGTTAAAAGTTGGGAAGATAAAGAAGAACAAGAATATCAGTCTATGGTAGTAGATTTGAATAATAGAATAAAGGCGCAAAATGAACTATAAGAAATTACTTAAACAATTAGATAATGATAAAATTAAATTATTGTTAAATAAATTAAATGTGCCATATGAGGAATTTGACGAATATATTATATGCGCCACAGCTTGTCACAATACAAATTTAGATGAGTGTTCGCGTAAATTATATTGGTACAAAGACAATAAATTTTTTTATTGTTATACGCATTGTGGTGGCATGTCAATTTTTAAGTTTCTGCAAAACTATTATACTGTTAGAAATATCAGTTACAATTGGTATGAAGACATTTATGAGGTAGTTGTCAATTGCAGTAACTACAATCCTGACTTAGAAACCCATGACCGATACGAGCCAATCCGTGACCACTATCAAGAAGGCTCACATGAGCGCGCGCTCGACAAAATAAGTTATAATTTGTTAGATTGTTTTGTGAAACTTTATCCACCGATATGGTTAAAGGACAGAATTTCAAAACAAGCAATGGATAAGTTTGGTATATTGTTTTCAATTGCGCAAAATAAAATTGTGATACCACACTATGACGAGAATGGGAACTTGATTGGTATTCGAGGTCGCGCGCTCGACGATTGGGAAGTTGAGAACGTGGGTAAGTATACGCCTATTAAAATTGAGGGCAAGTTTTATGCACACCCATTAAGTTTAAACCTATATGGCTTGAACTTTAATAAAGACAACATACGCAAAACTGGCATTTGCTACATATTTGAGTCAGAGAAGTCAGTTTTACAATTTGAAAGTTTTGATAGACCCAATTGCGCGGTAGCCATATGTGGCTCACACCTAAATAAGTTTGCCATTAAAAAACTTATGCGATGCGCGCGCCCACAAGAAATAGTGGTATGTTTTGACAAAGAACAAAACTTTCAAGATAACTATTTTCAAAAACTATGGAATATGTGTAGTAAGTATAAAAACTATGCAAATTTTAGTTTTATATATGATAGAGAGAACTTATTACAAGACAAAGATTCTCCTAGTGACAAAGGGGAAGAAGTTTTTAATCAACTATTACAGAAAAGAGTAAGGATGGTATAAATGAAGTATAAATTAATTAATGAATTGTATAGTGACAATTTTCTTGCAAACCTATTACACGAGCGCGGGATTGAAAATTTAGAGGAATTTAAAAGTCCGTCGCCCTCGAACTTACAGTCACCAGAGAACTTGGATAATGTGAGATTGGGTTATATGATGTTGGCGCAGTACGCAGGTCAGCATTGTAAAATTGCATTGGTTGTAGATTGCGACGTAGATGGTTACACGAGCGCGACAGTGGCTAGAGTTGGACTTGAGAGAATGGCGCAGGCAACACAATCCAATTGGGAAGTTGTACACTACCTACACAAGGGCAAAGAGCATGGATTATCTGACGTGTGTGATGAAATTGAAGCCGGAAATTACGATATAGTTATACTACCTGATGCATCTACCAACGACTATGAGTACCATGAACGACTGGGCGCTCATGGAAGCCGTGTATTAGTTTTAGACCACCACGAAAAGAACGAAGATGCGCAATTTAGTGACTATGCAGTTATCATCAACAACCAACTTTCAGACCGCTACACGAATAAAAGTCTTAGTGGTGTAGGAGTTACATGGCAGTTCTTTAGGTTTGTAGGTAAGGAACTAGGTATCCCTACTCTAGTAGATGACCAAATTGATATAGTTGCGCTAGGTCTAATCGGTGATATGATGGACGTGCGCAATCTCGAAAACAGATATATTATCAGCCACGGTCTAAACTCAATTCAAAACAAATTCTTTATAGCACTTTGCAACACACAAGCCTATTCCATCAAAGACACTTTCACCCCAATTACAATTGCCTTTTATATAGTTCCACTTATCAATGCTATGATTAGAGTTGGAACACAAGAGGAAAAAGAACGTGTGTTCTTGGCGCTCTACGATGGAGACATCGAAGTTGAATGTCACAAACGTGGGTGTAAAGGTGAACTTGAAAAGGTTTCAATTGAAAGTGCGCGCGAGTGTGTTAATGCGCGTGCAAAACAAAACCGCATATTGGATAAAATGATGAAAGCCATTGATGAAATTGTTGAGCAGAAAGAACTTTTGGCGCATAAAATTATTGTACTAGAACTACTTGAAGCCTATGACTTACCAAAGACATTAAATGGACTACTTGCTATGAAAGTTGCTAATAAGTATAAACGACCTACGCTAGTTGTAAAGCGCGCAGACGATGGAATATTGCGTGGTAGTATTCGTAACGTACACAATAGTCCATTGCCAGACTTTAAGGAATTTCTAACTAACACAAATCTAACAGAATATGTGAGTGGTCACGCCAACGCAGCAGGTATTGGAATACAAGTTTCAAACCTAGACACATTCCAAGAACTAACTGATACACAACTAGCTGATGTTGCATTTAATGAGAACTACCATGACATCAACTTTATTTTTGATAGTGCCAGTTCTCTACTTGAACAGTTCATCTACGATGTAAGCGATTGGAGCGACACGTGGGGTCAGCAAAACGACGAGCCTGTTGTACTTGTCAAAAACATTAGCCTAGATAACTATACCATAATGGGCAAGTCACAAGACACCGTCAAAGTTATGCACAACGGCATTGCCTACATGTTCTTCAAGGCGCACGACTTTATCAAAGAGTTAGAAGGAATTGACGTATCCAAACACACCATCAACGTAATTGGGCGCACAAACGTAAACGAGTGGCTAGGCACTTACACACCCCAAATTTTTGTTGATGACTATGAACTAGAAACCAAAATTTCAAAGCCAAGATGGGAGTTTTAGAACTTTTAAAAAATAATATTTTATGGTATAATTAATTAATAAGAAATATCAGTAAATTTAAGGAGTTTCAATGAAATACATAGGTTCTTTACACAACCACACAGACATGAGCAACCTAAGATTGAGGGATAGTATTAACACTATCCCCTCTTTGATTGATACGGCAATTTCGCTAGGTCACAAGTGTGTAGCAATCACAGAACACGAATCTGTGTCAAGTGCGCTAAAGGTAGAGAAGTATTACGACAAGATAAAAGAGAACAACCCTGACTTTAAACTTATTAGGGGTAACGAGATTTATTTAGTAGACGATATGGAAGATGAGAAGTTTGCTGAATTAATAAAAGGTTATCCCCATTTTATATTGCTTGCAAAAGATGAAATTGGACACCGTCAAATTAGAGAAATTTCAAGTAGAGCATGGCTTGGAAGTTATAACTCACGAGGAATGTTAAGAGTGCCTACAAGAGCGCGCGACCTAAAGGAAGTTATTGAGCAAGATAGAGGTCATGTTATTGGTATGACAGCGTGTCTTGGTGGAACACTACCACAAATTATTTTAAAGGGCGAAGAGTTTGGTGTTGCGCGTGAAGAATATATGTCGACCGCGCGCTCGTGGATTGAGAGTAAGAAAGAATTGTTTGGTGAGGATAATTTTTACCTAGAACTTCAGCCCGCAGACTACACCGAGCAACACTTTGTGAATAAGGCTTTAGTTGAGTTAGCACATGCAACCAATACGCCATACGTTGTTACTAACGATGCACACTATCCTCTTGCAAAAGACAGAAACGTGCATAAAGCGTTTCTAAATGCAGAAAATGGAGAGCGCGAAGTTGACGCATTTTATGCTTACACATATCTTATGAGTGACGAGGAAGTTAGAGAACTTCTAAAAAACGACTTAACAGTAGATGAACTAGAAACCGCATTTACCAATATCCAAAAAATTGCGGACAGTTGTGAAAACTATTCTCTCGTGAAACCTTTAAAAATTCCTCAATTACAATGGAAAACAGCCAACGCAATAGATGAAAATTTAAAACAGAAATTTATTGCTCAAGCGCCAATGTTGGATACATTCTTGAAGTCAGAAGAGAGTGATAAGTTGCTTGCAGAACTTATAATGGAAAGACTTGCAAGTGATGTTCAGCTACAAGATGCGCGCACACTGAATGAAGTAAACGAGTGTCTGAAAAGCACATGGGATAGTTCAGAAATTAACAATGTGCGTTGGAGTAAGTATTTTCTCAACCTACAGGGCATTGTAGATGGTTGTTGGGAAGCAGGCTCACTTGTGGGCGCGGGTAGAGGTAGTGGTATCGGTTTTGTATTACTGTATCTACTAGGCATCACACAAATAAATCCTCTGCGCGAAGAGTCCCAAACTAAGCGTTGGAGATTCCTTAACCCTGAGCGTGTAACTGTCCTGGACGTGGACCTCGATATCGAAGGACAGAAGCGTACGGCAGTTATGCACCATTTTAGGGAACTATACGGTGAAGATAGAGTGGCTAACGTACTAACACTACGTACCGAGAAGTCTAAATCTGCATTGCTTACAGCAGCGCGCGGACTAGGCATGGATGTAGATGAGGCACAATACTATGCTTCTCTAATTGAAGCAGAGAGAGGTATTCTGCGTACGTTACATGAGTCGTACTATGGCGACAAAGACAAAGGTATCCGCCCTAATAGGGTTTTCGTATCAGAAATGAACAAAAACCCAGAGTTATGGGAAGTAGCCAAAGGCATCGAAGGACTTATCAGCGGGATGGGTATCCACGCAGGTGGAGTAGTATTCGTAGACGAACCATTCACAACCAATGCTGCCCTCATGCGCACAAAGAATGGGGAAATTATTACAGCTTTTGAGTTGCATGATGCGGAAGAGTTATCATTAATTAAATATGACGTTCTATCCATTGAAGCATTAGATAAAATTCATAACTGTATTACGTTATTGTGTGATTACGGCTATGCAGAACCAAAAGAAACTCTGCGCGAAACCTATGAATCAATTGTAGGTGTATATAATCTCGAACGCACCAACCCTAAAATGTGGGAAATGATATGGAATCATGAAGTTAACGCGCTATTCCAAATGGAAAAGCAGAGCGGACAGCAAGGTATCGCCCTCATCAAACCGAAAAGCGTTGACGAACTTGCAACCCTCAACTCTGCAATTCGTCTTATGGCACAAGAGCGCGGAGCAGAAAGACCACTCGAAAAGTGGGCGCGCTTTAGACAAAACATTAATGGTTGGATTGATGAGATGAGATATGCAGGCTTAACAGAAAGCGAAATTAACTTCTTCAAAAATAGTCCATGTTTTGTAGATGGAATGTGTTTTACACAAGAAGATATGATGGAACTACTAATGGCGCCAGAATTGGGTGGTAACTCGCTAGGGTTCGCAGACAAGGCGCGTAAGGTTGTAGCCAAAAAGAAAATGGAAGAAATTGACTCTCTCCATGCAGAATACATCGAGAATGGACTGCGCGCAGGTGTGAGAAAAGAACTATTGGTATATGCATGGAGAGCAGGAGTTGTACCTCAACTTGGCTACAGTTTCAACAAATCTCATACACTAGCATATAGTATCATTGGCTTACAAGAAATGAACCTAGCGTTTAGGTTTCCAGTTATATTATGGAACACCGCATGTCTAATTGCAGATAGTGGCATGAGCGCGGATTCGTCAGACTATCTCAATGACGAAGACGTGAAAGCAAGTGTAGACTATGGTAAAATTGCAACAGCGATTGGCAAGTTTATGCACAGCGGTATCCACATTCAGCCACCACACATCAATAAGTCTGGCTATACGTTCTCACCGGACATTGAGTCTAACTCCATTTTATATGGCATGAGCGGTATGAACAAAATTGGACTATCTGTGGTAAAGGATATTATTAGTAATAGACCTTACAAGAGTTTAGATGATTTTTGTAATAAGGTAAAAATCAATAAAACACAAGTTTTTAACTTAATAAAATCAGGCGCTTTTGATGAGTTGGAAGGCATAGAACGATACAAAATTGCGGAAAAATTCGCACTTCAAGTTTCTGATACAAAAACTAAACTTAACATGCAAAACGCGCGCAATTTAAGTGAAAAGGGGCTGTTAAATAATTTTCCTTTTGAGTGCGCAGTAATTGACTTTAATACATACTTGTCTAAAAAGCAATTTAAATGCAAAGAATATGAAGGTTACTATTTGGATAGCGATGCTTATGGTTTTTGGGAACGTAACTTCTCACTCGATGAACTTACCCCAAATACAAGTGCGCCAAGTGGCTTCGCGCTCAAGAAAGCAACGTGGAAGAAAAACAAAGACCATGCACTAGCACCAATAAAGAAATATATCCAAAGCCATCAAGAAGAACTATTACTACAATTCAATGAGGAAGAAATCCAAAAAATTGTAGAAAAGTATTGTGAAGGCTCGTATTCCAAATGGGAAATGGATAGTATCTCATGTTATATACACGAGCATGAGTTGGCGCACGTGAATTTAGATAGAAATGAATTCGTCGACTTCTTCGACCTAAGCGAAGAGCCTGACGTTGAATACACATTCACCCCAAAGAATAGTCAGCGCGAAATACCAATATATCGTATCCACAGAATTTGCGGTACAGTATTGGATAGAGATAAAGCTAAAAAACTTGTTACATTGCTAACTCCAACTGGTGTAGTTACCGTACAAATATATGGTGACGCATTTACTCACTATGATAGACAACTATCTGAAGTGGGCGCAGACGGCAAAAAGCACGTTATAGAGAAATCTATGTTTTCGCGCGGTACAAAAATAGTAGCAACAGGTATTAGACGTGGCGACAACTTCTTGTGCAAAAAGTACAAAAAAACATCATTCCACTTAATTGAAGAAATTGTCAATGTTAGTGAAAAAGGTGTAGTGACTACAAGAGCGCGCGAGTTAGATACCGAAAATTCATAGAAAGCCTAACGAAAAATCACTTAATAGGGCAAGGGAAAATTAATCCTTTGTCCATGATTTTTTCGTACGCTTCGTACCATGAAAGGAACACATGATGATAACGTTATATTCAACGGGTTGCCCTAAGTGCAATGTACTGAAGGCAAAGCTAGATAGTAAAAACATAAGTTATAACTACATAGAAGGGGATAAAGCGATTGAGTTCGCGCAGGCGCATAACATAATGGAAATGCCGATTGTGACAGACAACGACACTATTCTAAATTTCATGGACGCCAACAACCTTATCAATTCACTTTAAAGGAGATTTTGTATTGAATATTAATGTTCATTTAAACAAAAATTTTATTACGCAGTATAACAAACTGCAAGCCAAGTATGGAACTGAAATGGCAAGACTGAATGGTTTTGATGATGACCAATTAAGTTACACAGACTTTATTGATGGTTTTGTGGATAAGGAAAGCGTTGCTGACGCATCTATTGATGGCAACGCCAACGTAGGACACAAAGACATTTTGACTATGACAACTGAAATGCCAAAGGCACACCAAAAACTTTTAGCCTTTAACAAAATTTTTTATGAGTTAAATAAAAAGTATGGTTTCAAAACAGCTTGTGAGTGGTTAGAGCAAGAGTGGACGCGCGCTCTGTATATGCACGACGCGCACTCGTCAACATTCGTGTCGTATTGCTTCGCTTATGACCTTAAAGATTTAGCAGAGCAAGGACTATTTTTCATTGATGGCTTTAATGGTGAGCCACCACAGCACCTTGAAACATTTGTAGACTTTGTAAAAGAGTTCATTAGTTTTGCTTGTAACAGAACCTCTGGCGCTATTGGACTTCCAAACATTATCCCATACTTCTACTATTTTTGGAAGAAAGATATTCAAAATGGATACATGGGACTTACCAAAGAGCATGGAGAAACGTTCGCAAAACAGCAAATTCAACGTTTTGTATACGCACTAAACCAACCATTCCTAAGGGGTGGACAACAGAGCGCATTTACTAATGTATCTGTATTCGATAAGCCATACCTAGAAGCCCTATTCGGTGGTGCAACATACCCTGATGGCACATTCATGGTAGACGACCTAGACGAAATTCAAGAGTTCCAAAAGGTTTTCATGGAAACAGTTAGTGAAATTCGTGCGCACAACATGATGACGTTCCCAGTTCTTACAATGGCACTACTGCGCCAAAACGGCAAATTCATCGACGAGCCATTCGCGCGCTGGTGTAGTAAGCACAACAGAAAATGGACTGACAGTAACTTTTTCATTGACGATTCTGTTACAAGTTTATCTAACTGTTGCCGTCTAAAGTCACAAATTGATGACTCTTATTTCAACTCAATTGGTGGTACTGCGCTAAAAGTAGGTTCTATGAAAGTAAGTGCTATTAACCTTGCGCGCCTTGCATATGAGTCAAAGGACGAGCAGGACTATCTAGTTAGACTTAAAAACTTAGTAGAACTAGATTGTAAGGTGCTTGACGTACAGCGCTCAATTATAATGCGTAACGTGGAAAAGGGGCTGATGCCTCAGTTCTCACACGGACTTGTTGACCCTAAGTTCTGCTACTCCACAATTGGCTTTACTGGCGTATATGAAACGCTAAAACACTTCGGCTATACAGAACAAGATGAGTTTGAGAATACGCACTACACAGAAGAAGGCAAGGAATTTGCAAAGAAACTATTCCAAGTTCTACATAACACAAAAGACCAATTTGGACTAGACAAAGACTATAAGTTCAACGTAGAACAAATTCCGGGCGAGAGTGCATGTGCCAAGATGCAACTAGCTGACCAAATTCTGTACCCTGAAGATTGTGTCAATGACCTACCGCTATATGGTAACCAATTCTTACCGCTAGGCATCAAGGCAACTCTTCAAGAGCGCATTGAAACAGCAGCACTATTCGATGGGTATTGCAATGGTGGCTCTATTCTCCACGCAAACCTTGAAGCACCATTCGATTCAGACGACAAGGCATGGGAAATGCTTAACTACATTGCAGACAAGGGCGTTACATACTTTGCATTTACAACTAAAATTCAAGCATGTAAGAATAACCACGCGTTCTTCGGCAAGAAATGCCCTGTATGTGGTGGCGACGTGTACACCGAATATTCACGTATTGTAGGCTTCTACGTTCCTGTGCGCACATACTCTTCCGAGCGCAAAGCCGAGTGGAGTATGAGAAAATGGGAGAATGTAAATGGTAATTAAGGGTTTAATTTTTGAAGATTTTGTGAATTACAAGAAAACTTGTATGACAATTGAGTTTCCCTATTGTGACTTTAAGTGCGATAGGGAAAATGGAACTCAATTGTGCCATAATTGGGCGCTTACAGATTGTAAATCTTTGGAAATTGAACCTGCGCGCATTGCGCACCTATATGTTACAAGTGCGCTAACTTCTGCATTGTGTATGCAAGGGTTAGAACCTATGGATAGCTTTGACGATGTAATTGAAGTTTGCTCACTCGTGCGCGCAGTCACTGACGACGATATTGTTATTTACACAGGCTATAATCGTGATGAAATTGAAGATAAAATTGAAAAATTGCAAGAGTTTGATAATATAATTGTTAAGTTTGGTAGATTTCGTCCTAATCAAAAACCACATTTCGATGAGGTACTCGGTGTAAATTTAGCATCAGATAATCAATATGCAGAAAAAATAAGTTAAAAATTTAGGCTAGGGATAAAATCTCTAGTCTATTAATTTGAAAAAATTTTTAAAACGTGGTATAATATATTAAGAAGATAAAAGGAGAAAATTTTTGTTACTATTTATTACTGTACAATTTATTAATGTTATTATATCTACAATTAAATCAATATTGACCGTAAAAGGTGGCAAATGGACTGCGGGATTGGTAAATGCAACAACATATACCATGAGCGCCGTCTTGATTAAGTTTATTGCAAATCAGAGTTATGGGGTAGCACTAACTGTAACTTTTATAACTAATATTATAGGTGTGCCACTAGCGAAGTGGCTACTAGAACTAAGACAAAAAGAGAAGCTGTGGGTGTTTATGGCAACCATAAGTGGATTAGATAAATTAGATGAACTAGAAAAAATGTTACAAAGTAGAAATATAAACTACGTACTAATGAAAGCCATGAACCAACGTACGCAAGCTAGTATCTACTCAGGTAGTAGAGGTGAGTCCGCGCTCGTGGAAGAAATATTACACCAATTGTCAATTAATAGTTATCACAAAATAGAAACACTATAAAGGAGAAGCACATGGGACACCTATACCTATTTGTAGGCGATAGTGGTAGTGGTAAAACCACAATAGCCAACGAACTAGAAAAACGTGGGCTATCGGTTGTGTCGTCATACACAACACGACCACCACGCCATGAAAACGAAAAAGGACACATTTTTATTAGCGAGCAGGAATTAGAAGCCCTCAAAGCCAATGAGGAAATTGTAGCTGAAACCACATATAATGGTAACTGGTATGGTGCTACTAAGCGCCAAGTTGACGCAAGCGACATCTATATCATCAATCGCAACGAGGTTATCAATTTCATGAAAACTTATGAGTGCCCAGTCGTAATAATTGAGTTTCTTGCTGACGAAGAAACATTGAAGTCAAGGTTGACCGCGCGCTCATGTAAGCATTCTTCGGTTGAGCGTATCGCGGTAGATGCAGAAGAGCGACTACATGGCGATGCAGACCCATGGAGAATACGTGTCAGTACATCAAACGATACTATCGAAAATACTACTAGCTTGATACTAGATATCATAAACTTTTTCAACCAATGTGAGGTAAAAACCTTTAAGGAGCATTATGATTTATAACGTCTATGACAAACAAGGTAAAATGCACATCAGCACTCGCTACCTAGATGTAGCTTCAGATTTTGCCATTCATCTAGGCAAAGACTTTGAATATATTGAATGTATTGAAGAAAAACCATCACCAAGATTTAGTATACTAAAGCGCAAGGAGAAAATAAATGATTAAAACTGAACACATAGATGTATGGGGTTTTGAACATGCCATTAGAGGTATGCGCAAATCGTACAATAGCATGGCAAAATCAGACAGCAAATTCACACACAGCGGCACCATCATCGGTGATAACGACCTCGCGCTCATGAAAAGGCTCTACAAAGCAGGACAATCTCACAGAAAATGGGCAAGACAGGTTATGGTGAGTATGGATATAACTGCACCACTGTATTGGTGGAAACAGTTCGATACATACAAGGTAGGTACTACCGCCAACAGCGAAAGCACAATGCACACCATCATGTCAAAAGAATTTGATGTAAGTGACTTTTGTTTTGAAGCTACTGAAAAGATAATGACTTCAGAGTTTTTGGAACATATGATATTGGTGCTAAACGAACTTCGTGATTGTTATGTGAATTTTGATAACTATGTTGAGCGCGGAGTTATAATGGAAGATACCGAAAAAAGTTCAATTTTTAAAACATTAATTGAATTATTGCCAAGTGGTTTTCTACAAACTCGCACAATTACACTTTCATATGAAAACATTTTTGCTATAATTGAGCAAAGGTCGCATCACAAATTGTCTGAATGGCAAGACTTTATTAGTGACTTAAAATGCCTACCATACATAAAAACACTAACAGAAAAAGGAGAGAAGTAATGGACAATTACAATAGCCATACAAGTGGCGTTAGTTTCATAACACTACTAACTGTTGTGCTTATAGCATTAAAGTTACTAGGTAAAATATCTTTAAGTTGGCTATGGGCTTTAATGCCACTCATTATTTCAAGCGTGGCTACCATACTAGCATCTATCTTTCTAATAATTGGATATAAAAGGAATTGGTTTTAATGTGTTATACTCGTTTTGTGCGCTATTTAATTCATAGCTATTTGCTTTGGAAATACGAAGGGCGCACCATGTGTAAAAAAGAAATACGCGAACAATTGTTCGACCCTCAAGTGCGCGCAGAGATACTGAAGTTGCGTAGCGACAAAAACTCAAGGTTTCGTGTGAAACACTATTGTGATGTAGACAACTATGTGCATACAACTGAAGTACAACATTTGGCACTCACATCAATTGACGAAATATGTTGTGAGCGCGCGTATGAAAGTGCGGTAAATCAGTTTTTAAATCAGTATTTGAGAGTGATTAAGTTTTAAATGAATATTGGACTATATGATGCAGATATGCAAACCTATATCCATGTGCCGTTTAACCTAGAACTTATGAAAATTAGTAGTTATTACAAAAGGCACAACCACTTAGTCACTTTCATGCACAATTTAAGACCGGACTTATATGGTAGTGTATTTTATTTTAAGGACTACTTTGATGGTATCTATCCCGCAGAAGTAACGGATAGTAATGTAGTGCCAGTTGGACTTTCGTTTACAAGTAACAAATACCAACCTCAGCTTACGGATATAGAACTGTCTACGCCTGACGTATTCATATATGAGGGTCTGCGCGGTAAGTTCTCAACAGACCCATTTTACGCAAGCAAGTTCACAACACTCACCAATGCCGTGCACGCGCGATTAAGTCTTGATGGCAAAACAATTTGGAAGGATTGGACTAAGCCATTCTTCAGCGCAAACAATCAATATCTTTCCCTTTTCATACACGATTTTGACGTAGGCTCACTTGAGCGCGCGCCCGAAACGATTGCCATGGGATTAGACTACTTGCGAGATACCTACCCTAACCAACGCATACATAGAGTAGGAACAAAATTTCCAATATGTGTGAATAATGATGAGCAATTTTTGAAGTGGATTGCATTTGATACCTTAAATGAGTTCTTTCCGCTAGAATACAGGGGCGTTATGCAAGACAGCACATTCCATCAGTTTGTACAAGCCAAGGTGCACACCAATACATCAGCGCAATTTGTGTACTACATAGACTACTATATGACCGATTTTCAGAGGTTTTTAAAGGAAGATTTACCAAAGGTGTATGTGCAGCTATTGCATATGCACTTTCATGGCAAAAAAATACAGATAAAGTACACACCAAATAAGTATGTGGACGAACGATGGTGTAGGTTATTTGAGTTGTGGAATTGTTTTAGTGGTAGTTTCCCCAATCGCAACTTCGCGCACGGAGAAATTGAAACTGAAAGGTACTACCACAACCTATATGCTTATGTTAAAATACTCAACCACGAAATCAAAAAGAGAACAATTTTATATCCCCACTTACCACGCTTTACTTTGCGCGAAAACATAGATTTATTTGATATGGTAAAGCAAGAAAATTATGAATTGTTTAAGCTGTTCTATAATGCCAGCTATGCCATATACGAGAAAGGAGAGTTGTTTCCATGTCAAGGATTGTGCCAGAAGAAATAAAAAGACAAATCGATAACAATAATGCCCTTATCAAACAATTGCGCAACAAGGGTCAGTTTGTTTTAAACCCAACCATTTTAAAGCTAATTGAAGAGAACAAAGAACTACAAAAAACTTGTCCGCATGAGTATAAAGACGGATATTGTATCTATTGTTATAAGTATAAAGGAGAAGAAAATGACGCTTAAAACAGTTACAGAGTACAGAGTTAATAGCGAACAAGAAGCAAAGGAACTTATCGAAAACGCAAAGAAGGGCGAAATGGAAGGATACAAAGTTATCAAGTCTAGCCAAACTTACAAAGTAAAGAAAAGCAAGGGCGAAATTATTGATGAGTGTTATGTTGTTTCGATTACAAAAGAATACAGAAAGGTTTGGGATATATAATGGATATGCAAGATTTCAGTAATCTTTTAGAAAATGATGCCATTGATGAGGACGATTTTCTGACGCAGTTGAGCGCGATTTTAATGTTGCCGAGAGAACACTTCGACCAAGTGAGTGCGCTATTTTTGAGTTCACTTCGCGAGCAAATGGCAGACGCAGATGTTCAGCTAGGTATTATTGCGGGATTGAGACAGAATAATCTGTCGTTAGACGATATACGCACTTCAATCCAAAACCTACAGGAAACAGATGACGAAAGTCTAGAGGACTACCAAAAAGACTTCCTCGTACAAGCCCTAACCATCATTCTCAATAGTGGCGAGGACTTCAAAGATACAACTGCGCGCGTAGTATCAGTACCTATCGAAATCATGGAACATGGTATGCAACCTAGATATGCCCATGCTACTGATGCAGGAATGGACATCTATGCGCCTGAAGAGATAGAGATAGCGCCCGGTGAGCAGACCATCGTTAAAGCCGGTTTTAAGGTGGCGATTCCTCAAGGCTATGCACTACTCGTACAACCAAGAAGTGGCTTGAGCGCAAAGACCAAACTTCGCATCTGCAATACACCGGGACTTATTGATAGTGGGTACAGGGACGAAGTGGGCGTCATTATCGAAAACATTGAGCCTAAAATCAAGGACATAGACATCGAACAAACAATGGATAAAGACGGCAAAGTAATTGTAACTACAAAATCTGTTGAGTTTGGTTCAAGCTATACAATCCATAAGGGCGACCGCATTGCGCAACTCCGTCTAGTAGAAGCACCCCAAATAAACTTTGTGCCAGTTGACACTATTTTGGACTTTGAAAGCGACAGAGACGGTGGCTTCGGTAGCACAGGTAAGTAATGAAAATTAAGTATGAAGATATAGTAAGTGAGGCGCGCGCTCATGGGTGGGAACTTGTAAGCGATGAATATAAAAACCTCAAAACAGAAATGAAATGGAAGTGCGATGAGGGGCATGAGATATATGCCCCCTATTCTCACGTTAGAAACAAATGGGAGTGTCCCGTATGTAAGAACAACACGTTCAAAAACGTAGAAAAAACAGTTATTGCAAAACCAAAAGGAGCGAAACGCATACTCGCGCTCGACCAAGCAACCCACTCAACCGGATACGCTATCTTTGACGATGGCTTACTCGTGCGCGCGGACGTATATCAGTCCAAGGGTGATACGGAAGTGGCGCGCATTAGTGATATGAGAACATGGCTTATATGTATGGTAGAAGCATGGAACATAGATGGGGTTGGATTGGAAGATATACAATTACAAAATGGCGCGCACAGAATGGGAGTTACAACTTATAAGGTCTTGGCGCACTTGCAAGGCGTACTAATTGAGTGTCTATATTCAATTAATATGCCGTATGTGGTATTGCCTTCGGCTACATGGCGCGCGCATTGTAACATAAAGGGGCGCACAAGAGTTGATAAAAAGCGTTCTGCACAGCTTTTGGTTAAGCAGTGGTACGATATAACAGTTTCAGATGATGTAAGCGATGCAATTTGTTTAGGTAAATGTGCAGTCGAGTCAGCGCATTTCCACACTTTGCGCAAACCAACATATGAGGTAACAGAATGGTAAAAGAAATAACAGTACAAAACTTATTAGAGTTTCAGTCAGGATATGTGAGAATTGTAGAAAGCGCTATTCCTATCAAGGCTGCCTACAAACTCAACAAGATATACGAGCAAATGCAAAAGGAACAACCTTTTATTCGTAATGCCTTTTCAAAAATTATAGATAAGTATAGCGAAAAAGACGAAAATGGCAACCCTGTTATCAACCACATCGATAACGATAGTGAAATCGCAATCAAAAAGGAATATGAGGACAAGTGCGCGCAGGAGATACAAGAACTGTACGACCTTAAAATCAAAATTGACAATTTCGACTTATCAATTGATGACTTCGGTGACTCCAAAATCACAATCAACATTCTCAAAAAACTAGAATTACTAATGTAAAAAGGACGGCTTAAATTAATAAGTCGTCCTTTTTATTTTACAGTTTTATTGCATTGCGTTGAGTAGCACTTTGGATAATGTTCTTTTTAACTCTTTCTGCTAGTTTATCTACATCATAGTCATTATTAATTTTATCTACCTTGATATTTACTTCAAAATTATTAATACCATTAGTTGTACCACCCACAGACTTTTTAGTCATTACATTAGCAAGTACATCTCTAAGCTGAATGAAGTTTTTGGTGTCGGTAGGGTTTAGTACCATTTCAGGAGCGCCCGGCTTACCATCGAGCCATGCAGGACCATTGTATGGCGCAAGCCCACCACTCGCAAACCTCATGTAGTTCTCTGGAGTGTGACGTTTGATGCGCGCGCTCGAGTCAATGTTCTGATGTTCAGACAATTGAACTTCTGCACGGATAACTGTCTCTTTGCGGTCTTTGTCTAGTTTAAGTCTATCGTAATAGTTTTTCTTAAACCACTCTTGTTGATAACGGATATAATCCATCATTTCAGAGTTTTCTTTACCAACTCCATTATTGTCAAAGCCTGCTAGTACAATGCGCTCAATTTCTTTCCATATCAATCCACTTTCTTCCATAAAGGTTAGTTGCATTTTGAGTATGTCAAGTTGGTTTTTGCGCTGTTCTTCGGCAATTTTAGACGACTTTTCTATTTCGTCTAGTTTTTGATTTGTTAGAGAATCTTGATAATTTTCTTCGCCTTCTTCAAGTTGCTTTTGAAGATTTGCCAACTCTACTGCGTGTATATTACCTGTGTCTTGTGACAAGTATGCGATACGAGCGCGCAGGTCATTCAGACTTTTCTCTGCTTTTGCGTTGTCCTTGCTTTGCTTGGACTTAGAGATAGACTCTTTTGCAGAATTGAGCATTTCACTAGATAGACGGTTTAGCCCCTCGTATATGTCTGATAGATTGTCTATCATGTTCTTTTGACGAGTAAGGTAGCCGTTTTGTACCATGTTGTACAAGTTACCACTAGCTTCGATAAGTTGGTACTGAAGTTCCTTGATTGCTGCGGTATCATCCTCAATACCTTGCGCAGCGTCGGTTAATTCTTTGCCCCAACTTTCAAATTCGCCCATGGCATCTTTAATAACACTACCTACTTCGTTTTTAGTAATGCCACTAATTTTGCCCCAGTCAATTTGAGTTAAGCCAGTTTTAGTATCTAGTGTAACGTAGTCGGTTATGCTACCGCTACCGCCTGCTTCTTTAAGGTCGTTGTTGAAACGGTTTTGAAGGTGCTTGTAGTAATCGTCGCCTGCGCGCACGAGTGCTTCACGCTGTGCCTTCTTGTTGTTTAGGGCGGAAATTTGCTTGTCGTACAACCCTTTCATTGTAGCGGTGTTGCCTAGCGAAAGGTCACCAGACTTAGCAATGCGGTCGTACTTAGCCGCGCTCATGGCTTGTTCAGCTTCGTAGCGTTCTATGTTGCGGAGTATGTTGTAATATTTGTGGATATCGTTTTTCCACTTGTCTTTGTCGTCGGAGCCACCTTTTCCTCCGCCGCCACCTCCGCGACCTCCGCCGCCACCTCCGCCACCGCCGCCACCACCGGCGCCGCCACCACCACCTAGTCCACCTAGGTCGCCTAGTGCATCGGATAGGTCTTCGGAAACGTCGTAAGGGTTTTGGATAACGCGCTGAAGTGCTTTTACACCTTGTTTTATAGCTTTTGTAGCCGCCTTGGCAATTACGTTGCCTGTAATTTTAGCAGTTGCTTTTGCCACAGGTGAAGGTCGAGCGGGCGCTGATGCCTTTCTTGCCACACCAGTTATTGAACTGATGTTAGCGCTCTTACCTCTTGCTGTCACACGAGCGGCAGTTTTATTCTGCATTGAGCGCTTATAGCTTGCCTGTGCGGCACGTCTACGCTCTGCTTGTTTGCGGGCTGCTTCGGCTCTAGCACGTGCTTTTTGTGCGGCTACTCGTTCCGCTGCGGCTTGTTGTTCGTAGATACGATACTTGGCGTTGTAGGCTGAACGCTCATTTTGATATTTGAGCCATGCCTTAGCCTTTTTGATAGGGTGTTTCCACCCATTAATTTTGTCATATTCCTTTTTGGCTTTCTCCATAGCCTTCTTGGATGGTGGTGAAGCATAGGAGTTGCCAAGTTTAGGAAGTTTGCCTTTAGCATATGAGTGTCCGCCTTTTAGTAGGTTAGGGTGTTTCTTGGCAATTTGCTTAGACATCTTGTGTGGATACACAACGGCATCACGTGGTAGGTCTTGTAGTTCAGGACCATTCTTACCTGTGATAAAGTATTTGCCTTGAGATGGTAGCCACACTATCTCTGGACCGAGTTCGCCAGTTAAAGCGGTTTCAGAGCCGCCTCTACCTCTACCGAAGGCATACGATTTGCCCTTGTAATTAATTCCACGAGCGCCGGACTTGCCACCCTTGCCACCACCACCTGCTCTAGCAGTGAAAATGCTTAGACGCGCAACCCAATTGCCAGCAATGGACTTTAATCTGCTCCAAATTGCGCCTAATGTACCTAACGCACCTTGCGCGCGCACATACACTCCGGGCATTGCTCTTAAACGAGCCAATATACCTAGCTTATTGGTTACGCTATTAATAGAACCGTTCGCCTTGGAAGTATCAACACTTACTACACCTTGTGCAGTGAATTTGCGACGAGTTTTAGCGTCCATGCCGTCAATGAGTTTGACAAAACGTTCGGCTTGTTTATCGTCTTGTAAGTGGAAGGCAGCCTTAACTGCTTTTACTTTTTCTTCCTTGTCGCCCATAGAATCCCATTGGTGTACAAGTTTTTCAAAGCCACTTGGGTCGCCAGTTATAGCAGTTAAAATGTTAAGTTGCTTTTCAGCAGGTAGACTATTTAAGTCATCAATTAAGGCTTTTAATTGAGCGTCTGATATGTTGCCATTTACAGTTAGGTTAGCCGCGCCTTGGTAGGCAGTGTTGGATAACCCACTGTTTTGTAGCATTTGTAAGTTATTAAGTAGCGATTGTTGGTTTTGCAGTTGCGCTTGACTACGGTTAAGTGAGTCATAAATTTTTTGCGCATAGCCTTGTTGCTCTGCGGTTAAACTCTTGTCATTGCGTGCTGCATTCCATTTCGCAAGTTCTTGTTTGTTGCTTTCGAGCGCGGCTTGGTTGTTGGATAGCGCGCTAGCAATGGAAGTATTAGGGTCAACAAGCTGTTTGTTAGATAGAAGAGCCTTACTTGTTGCTTCTTCCACTCCTCGAATTGCACTTGCTGTTGTGTCTTTATCTAGGTTTTGCGCTGATAAGTGACCTAGAACGGCATCTAATTGACCTACGATTGTGGAGGTGTTCTTTGCAACAACACCCTCACCTGATGTTTCGTCAATTTTACCCTTGGCTTCTGTCTGCTTAACAATGTCCTCTAGGCTCTTACCGTTAGTCCATAGTAGGGACTTGTTGAGTTTCCCAAACTTCTCTGAAATTTCATCAGAAGAATATCCCATTTTAGACCATTGCTGCGCAAGAACTTCGGCATTGAGTTTGTTTTTGCGTGTTAAGCCACCAACATCTTTAGCAAACTGTTGAATATCAGTTTCGCTTGCTTTGCTTAGGTTGAAGGCGCGCAAGCCTTTGCCCTCAAGGTCTTTGAGGAAGGTTGAGTAGCCTTCTAGTGAGCCTTTAGCGTTGCGATACTGCTCCTTAACTTCTTGGTCGTTGTAGTAGCGCTGTCCGTTTTTACCTTTGATGGTAGTTGATGCCATTTTGATGGCTTCGGCAGCTTCGTTTACGTTATAACTGAAGTATCCGTATTGCTTTGCGTTGTCGCGCATAGCAGCCAATGCTTGTTTTTCAATACCAGTTGACTCAGATAGCTTATCAAAGTTATCTTCTCTGATACCCTTAATACCCTTACTTGCTAGTGATTTAAGTGTTGGGTCTTTTGATAGCTCACCTACGCGACGAATGAACTTGTCAAAGCTATCCGCAGACTGTTGACCGGGTTGTAGTAAGCCGGATAACTTCTGTGTCTGCGCGCGCACTTGTGCGATGCCATGAGTTTCTAAATAGTTTTGAGTGAATAGTTCCTTTGCACCACTCCAAAACGTTCTCGAACCACTACCACCTGCGTTTTCCTTTTTAAGCATTTCATCTGTAATGCTTTTTAGGGAATTTACGCCAGAGTAGAAGTCGCCCGCTTTGATTTCGTCCTTAAAGCGGTCATACGCGCCACGAGCCTTTGCTTCCCAATCGGCAAACGGATTAAGTGCATGTTCAAGAGAAACTGCATTAGCCTTTAAATGTTCGATACTGTCAATTTGCGATTGGATAAAACCTTTTTCAGTTTTTGTTTTGGCTTCTTTTTTGAGTTCTTTGAGTGTAGAAACCGACTCAGCTAAACGACCTTGATATTTTTTAAGGTTGTCAGAAGTTTTGTCTGTTGTAGTGTTCCAATCCTTTTGCGCCTTATTGACGTCGCGCATAGCACCTGCAAACTCAACATTGTCACTTAGTGTTTGCGCGATAGCAAGGTCTTTGGATAGGTATTGCGCAAGGTTCTTTTGTGTCAAGTCTTTGCGCTTTGCAGTTTTGGAGTATACTGCTTTCAGAAGGCTTTCGTTTTTAATTGAACCTACTGCATCTTTTAAGTGATAGCTTGCATATCCCGCAACAAACTGTTCACGTTCTGCCATAACAGTTTTTTCAACTGCTAATTGGTTTTTAAGCTGATTCGCAAGTAGCTTACCACTAGATGATAGGTTTTTAGATGCATTAGGGTTTGTAGTGAAAATGTTAGCCAGCTTTTCAGATGAAGTTCTATTTGTTACTCCTAGCTGACGCAATCTTCTTTGGTCTGCTTTAGAGAAGTTATCTAGTTCCCCAAACTTACCTGACTGCTCACGTAAACCCCTATTTGCGAGCCAAAAATTAGATTTTGATAATCCACCTTCGTCTAGGCGCTGTTGGAAGCCTTGTAGTATTTTTTTAGTGTTTTTGTCGTTGTAAAATTTCGCTTTAGTTGTATCAATTTCAGAATCGAGATACCCTAAAGTTTTAGAAATGGCATTGCGCGTATCGAGAATTGCGTTACCGTTCTTGTCATATCCGCGCACGAGTGAAGGGTTCACTTTTGCAATTTCTTTAGCGCGCTTTAGATATTTCTCATACTCTTCGTTTGAAAGTGATAAGTTTTTACCATTAAGTGAGATACCAGTTGAAAGTTGCGCAAACTCATCACGCATACTTTTTATTCTAGTTTTTTGCGCACTTAATGAGGATAATTCCTTGTTATATTTGCGCAGTATTTGCTGACCTGCTTCAATGTCGGAATGGTCTTGTCCAAAATACTTGCCTACTTCGTTGAGCGCGAGTCCGAGTGCAACTGCAATAGATGCTTGACCACCGGTAGAGCCTAGGAATTTGCCTATGCCTTTACCGATGTTTTTGCCATGAATTAATTGCTTTAGGTCTAGTGCAGAACTACCCATATAGGCAAGGTTACCTACTCCTACGCCCATCTGACCAACTACACTACCAGTTTTATGAAAACCGATGGCGTCTAAAGTTGACCCCGCGCTCATGCCTATAGCACCGATTCTATCGGCAACATTTGTGGCATGGTACATCTTCGTCATAGAATCAGATATTTTTTTCACTGACTCTGGCGACACGGTAGTTTTACCAATGTCATGGGCAATATCATCTATGTATTTGGATAGGTTCTTTTTAGCCGCGTCGTTGATGTTAGCGTTTTCAATTGTTTGTTTTACGGCTGAATCTATAGTAGACCCATGAGCGCGCATGGTGCGCACGAATGCTTCCGCAAACTCTTCTGCCTTTTGAGCGCCAATACCACGCACACTACCAAACACCTTAGTTAGCGATTGCTGTAACTCTGGCGCAGTTGCTTCGTGTGAAAACATAAGCTGGCGTGCATAGCGCGCAGACAACCCAGTTTTACGGTTTGCGTTGCCAAAAAGGTTTTGAAGTGTTAATTCGTTACCGTTTTTTGCATAGCGCGATAGGTTTTTGCCCCATCTTCTAGCTTGTAAGAAACCAACCTTTTTATCATTAATATCATTGATAAACGAATCTGCAAAGTCAAACTCGCTGTATTTGTTAAATTGCGCTCTACGGTTTTGGAATAGGAAGTCCTCTTTTGAGGTTTTACTGCGCATTGGGAACCAACGTGTGACCATATCATTAGTGCGGTCAATTCCCATAGCTTTGGCATAGCGTTCTCCTGCAAAGTCAGAAAGAAGTCTTATACCACCTTCCATTCCCTTCTGTGCGCCCTTAAAGAGTAGTAAGCCTGAAGTAAGCTGGCTCAAGAACTTGAGCGGACCACCTATTACCGGTATCGCACCGAAGGCACCAGATATCTTGTTTACTACGTCAAGTAGAGTTGTTAGTGCTGTAATACCACCTTTAATAACTGCATGATTGGCAATTCCCATAAGGAACTGATTCCAAGCATTAGTTAAGCGGTTTAGCGCAGTAGCAACAGTTTCTTGTGTTTTTGCATACTGCTCAGCGCTCGCGCCATTAGAATTATATGCAGCGTCAGTAAGTTCTACCAAGCGCGCATTGTTGCTTACCATAGCAATAAAACGAGATTGTTGACGCGAACCCGCTACTGTAGTAGCAATGTAACGCTGTTGCGCTTGGGATAAGGTGTTCCATTTTTTGGAAACCTCACCAATTATATCGCCTGTATTTTTAAAGTTACCCTTTTGGTCTATCATGTTGATGCCGATAGTTTTAAGGGCTGTATCTACTTTGTTGTAGTCTAGGCGCTCTCCACCAACAGAAGAAATTGAGTTAGGATTTTTCTTCAGTTCTTGGAAACGAGCAATAATAGTTTTAAGAGCAGTACCAATGTTCTCTGGCGACTCTCTTGTAGTTTCGATACCTTGTGCAAGCAATGCGGTTGTGGTTTCTAAGTCCATACCTGCTGACTTCGCGATTGAAGCCGTTTTGCTCATGGCAGTACCAAGTTCTTTAGTGTCCGATGCACTGATAGCGGCTAGCTTGGAGTAAACGTCGTTTACACGTTGTGCGTTAGTTGCATTAACTTCCATGTTGAAACCACGGAGCGCGGCAGTCATCATGTCAGTAGCTTCTGCACCACTAATATTGGCAATTCTACCCATTTTAAGTGTTTCTTGGGTAGCTGCCATAGCCTTATCAGTATCTAAACCCTGTTGATAGTACAGTGTTGACGCTTTGTATACGTCTTGGATAGTAACACCTAGCTTGTTCGCCATTTTGGTATAGCGAGGTAAGCTATCCCACATGTCACCCATGTCAAAGTTGGTTACTACGGCTGTATCTGCCATCGCAGCATCTAGGTCTTTGATAGTACCAAACGCGCCCCTAATGACACGCTTGAACATATAAATGCTGTTTTGTATGCCGAAGAAGTTTTCCATACTTAGGCGTAGGCTTTCTACTTGCTTCTGCGCGCGCTCCATACCCTTAACGTTGTATGCTGCGCTATTAAAGTCAGCAGAAAGTGTGGCAACGGTATTCTTTGCTCCCGCAAGGTTTTTGCTCATAGAAGCAAGTTCTTTGTTTACATCACCTTTAGCTGTACGCTTTAGTTGTCTGATAACATTTCCAATTCTAGTTAAAGAGTCCTCTGCGCCATTAAGGTTTTGTAATTTAAAACCACCAAAACTATTGATAGACTTCATGAGATTAGTAATTTCGCTGTTGTCTACTGAACCTGTTTTGTGTAGTGTTGTTTGTAGTTTCTTTAGTCGCGCTTCAAAATCTCCAATTGCTTGTTGCGTTTGTGCTGGCGCGAATTGGAATTTATCGGGGTTCGACTTAATTGAGTTGTATGTATTCGTAAGCGACTTGAGCGCGCGCTCCATTTCACGCGTTTTGGTCACTCCATCAGAAATAGAACGAGAGTCAAGTTTCTTGCCGTTCATGGCTTGGAGTTCTTGTAGTGACTCTTTTAATTTTTCAATTTCTGATTGAGCCTTACCCATAGTTGATGAGCGCAAACTCATGTTGTTTAATCCGCCACCTATTTTACCTATGGCAGAAATGGCGGCACTTGTATCGGCATTAATTTTAAGTGTAACCGCAACTGTTTTTGGCATTAGCCTCTCCTTTTATCCAAAATAAAAACACCGACTATTAAAATCGGTGTCGAATTAAATGTCACTATCTATATCACAATCTAAAGTCACAAATTCAATTGGACTAGAGGTGCTATCGTTTGGTGCTAAACATACAGCATCAAATTTGCCGGATACAGGTGAGTTATTTGTTCCCATAGTGACAGATAGATTAGATACCAATTTTAACTTAGGTATATAAAAAATACCAGTTCTAATCAATCCAGTTTGGTCGTCTTTAATTCGTGTGCGCCCTTCGGCTTTGAAGTAACCGTCAAAAAGGTGCTTACCAATCAAAACGCTTTCCGCTAAACCTTTTTGTACATAGGTATAATCGACTATGTACTTTTTGTATGGAGATAGGCTTGTGACTGTGGCTGCGCGCACTTGTGGGTTCATAACTTTGGCATAAGTTTTGTAGTCATATACGAAAACTTTTCCAAAAGGCTCGTGCGCGAGAGTGACAACTCCATTATCATCAGCTAGTAAAGTCTCACGTTTGCTTACTTCAGCGCCCTCAATATATTCTATCATCTGCGCGTTGTTCATAAGCGCGAATTGTTCTGTGGAAAAAACACCTTGGTTAAATGCAAGTTGAACCTCTTTTGTCTTTTCCCATGTAATAAGGTCACGATTGCCTTTGCCACCTTTTGCAGTTGACGAAATGGTTTTATCCTTTAGTCCTGCCACTTGTATGCGGTCGAACTGCGTTACTATTTCGCCTTCTTCAAAAAGGCGGTTTCCTATCTTCATAGGAGAAGTAGCTTTTAGCGTCAAATTGTATAACTCTTTAAAGCTGTATTGTTGTTCCATTGTATGCTCCTAAAAAGAAAGCGAGTGGAAAACCACTCGCCGTCTAACTAATTCTGTGTCCAAATCTTAGCCGCAGTGCTATCACTTGCAACTGCATCAGTTACATCATATTTAATTAACTGAATCATACCTTGACCACCAGCTTCTCCGCTCTTTAGAACCTTAGCCTTCATTTGGAATGTTGATGGGTCACCATCAGCTTCCATTTGAAGTTGAGCATCTTCAGAAACGATTTTTGCTTTAGGAATAACAAGTTGGAAGAAACTATCCTTACCTGTTTTCTGGTCGCGTGTGTATGTGTCGCCAGTCATGTAGTATGTGCCTGGGAACTGCGATGCTGTGATGTCCATAATAAGGGCGCTCACACCTACTTCAAATGTAGCGAAGTATGTTTCGCCAGTTTCAACGTTTGTATCTGAAAGTGGTGTAGTAACTTTCTTACCTGAAGCATCAAATACTTCAACAGTAGTAGGAATGTTGAACTTAACACCGTTAGAGCCTTCCCATACCTTAGGTAGACCGAATGTTGTTGTGTTTTCCTTGTCACCAACGAAAGTAATTGTTTTCTTAATCTTGCCAGATTGAATTTCTGCAAGAGAAGCACCTAGCATGATTGAAAGTGACTTAGGTGAGAATAGGGCATCTTCTAGTGTAAGTGTGATTTCCTTATTGCTATCCCAAGAAATAAGAGTAGCGTTACCCTTACCACCCGTAGCTTCTTTAGACTCTGAGTTGAACTCAGCAGTAGAAACCTTCAGTGTGTCTAGGTATAGTACAGGCTTACCAGGCTTACCGTTAGTATCAATTTCATACATAACGAAATCTGCAACTTCTTTAATACCATATTTTTCTAGTATATTGCTAGCCATTGATTTCTCCTTTATTAATTTTCTAACCAATTTTTAGGTTTTATATCTTTGGTGTCTACAAATGGAGTAGTTAGTAAACGCATATCATTTTCGTAGGACTGTTTTGCTTGATAGCGATTAAAAATATCCATTAATGCAGGGTAAGATATTTGTCCGATATTAAGTGGATTTAAGCCAGTATTCATCAAACAAACAGAAGAAATAACACTGGCAAGTCCAATTGAGTTTTTTTGCTCTTTAGCTTTGATGGTATCTCTGTAACGAGCCTTACCTTGCATACGACGTGCGCGCACATGCATTTGATATTGAAATGGTGGAATTTCGTCCATGCCACATGCGGCGCGTATTGCGTTTTGGAACTTTGGATATTGTGACTCCTTGAGCGACCGCGCGCTCTTGAGATATGCTTGTACTTCTTCGTCGGAGTCGAACTCTTTTTGTAGGTCTATGTTAATTAGAATTGAATTATTGGCAAAGTCAAATTCTACAGGTTCGTGGATAAAGAACTCTATTGCTGACTTACACTGCTTATACGTATCCTCACTTGAGCGCGCGGCTTCAAATAGTAGCATGAAGGGGGTAGGTACATTTTCGGGGAGTTCTTCCTCCCAATTGTCTGTAAGGGAAAGGTCGATGTCCTCTTGTTGTACCGTTAAAATTTGTTGGGCGATAGAATAATCGTTCGATGCTACTACTTCGCGCACGAGTGGAGCGTATATTTTGCATGTGTCGCCAAACGCAATTGGCTCATTTATCAAAAAAAATTCTTTCATTAGTTATACTCGGTTATATTGATTATCATGTAGTAGCATGACATTTCTTCGGATATGAAGTTTAAGTGGAATGTACCACCATTTACTTGACCCAAACCGCTTATGGTAGTTCCATTTAAACTTTCAAAAATTTCACCTATAATTGCAAGTGGGCGCAAATTGGAATTTTTGATGAGCCATTGTACTATGGGTACAAAAATTTCGATACGAATAGATACGTTTGAAAACTCTTTGTTGTCGCTATTAACGATACCATTGATTACTTGTAGGGTTAGTAGTGACTGTGAGGTTTCTGCGTTGGACACAAGCGGTACAGCCTTAATTAGTTTATCGTATACTTCTGTTCGTTTCTGCTCTAGTGTCAAATCACTGTGCGCGAGAGGGTCGATATCTGTGTAGTACAATAACTTTACAAGGTCATCGTTAGCTAATAGTAGCTTAATAATTTTTTGGAGATGTAGTCCTAGTTCTCCGTAGTTACGCGTCTTTCTCATTCAATACCCCCATCTAACCAAAAGAAGTCGTCCTTATCGTCTTGTGTTGGATTGGTAGACTTAGGTGGATTAGGTGATAGGTCGTACTGATATACAGGGTCTACAGACACATACTCAACGCCCGGTGTGGATAGCTTGTCGTAACCTGTTACGCGGAACGGTTCAATCTTACCGCCCGCAGTCGTAACCTCAAGATAGAAGTCACGTTCTATTTCATCATGTTCTGGCATTACAAAGAAACTTAGTTTAAGATTTTCGAGGTATAGTGTATGCGAGCGCGAACGGCTTTTAATCTCGTTTTTAAGCATGTTATCTTCTTGCCCATAGAAGTACGCCCAATCCGTTACCACAATTTTTTTTGTTTTTGGATTGATAATGGATAGTTGATGTGTAAGTTTTAAAACCGCATAGCGATTATAACCACTAGCTTGCATTTCCTCAAACCAATAGATAAGCCACTTGTGAGTTTCACCTTTTACAGTGGTAAGGTCTAAAATTGTACCATTTTTAAACCTAACGTCAACTGGCACCAATAACCATTGTAGGTTTTTTGTTTCGTTTTGTTTATTAGGTCGAAGTTCTCCTACATGTTTTGCTTGCTCGTGCGCGAACTCAACCTTATATACTGAACGTTCGAGTTGGCGCATAAAGTTTTCTTCGCGCTTGCCTTGCATGCGAGTTTTGTAGGAGTCGCCATACCTATTAAGTCTTTTTTCATATAGGTCATAATAGTCCATTGTGTTTTCTCCTACTCATTTAAAAGTGACAGACAGTCAAAAATTGTTTTGCGGAAGTATTCATAGCGCAAGTAGCGCAAGCTAGAAATTTTGTACCACAAGGTATAATAGTTAATTGATTTTTCATCTTCGGCATAGCCTAAGAGTTCGATTAAAACTCCATCTAGGCATTTTTCCCAATCTCCGCGCTTTTCATATTCGCATAGAATACCAAAAAGTCGGTTTTTGAGTTTGTTGTGGTAACCTTGATGTACTGCTTTATTCCCCATAGTTATCACCTGCTAGTACGCGGTAGTTATATGGGTTGTTTTCAATAGAACGGTAGTAATTGCTTTCCAACTTGGCTGCGCGCTCGTGTTCGCATTCGAGTAAGTTTTTCAATTCTTTCACAAGGTTTGCTTGTGAAAAGTCACGCTCCGCATACAACGGCTTTACGTTCTCCCACGACAAAATTGTCCTGTCTAACCACAAAACTTTCATAAATGTAGCTATAATTTGTATTTCCGCATTTGTAACCTTATCCTTAAAGTTTCCGCCCTCATCTACTTCCAAACTCACGCGCGGAAACTTAAAAAGTGGTAGCGCGCCATCAAAAAGTGCGCGCCAATCACGTTCTCTGTCTGCTTTGTCCCAACCAACCCATTCATCTTCTGTCATTTTTGCCATAAAGGCATTGTAAACATCTTGAATAGTTGCCATTTGTTTTCCCCTTATTTAGCTTCGCTATCTGCTTTTAGTTGAATTGCTTTGATTACGTCGATGTCAGTTAGAGCCTTTAGAACCTCAACCTTTTTCATATCGACAAGTGTGTTTTCAATGGCAAACTGTGCTACCATTATTTGTTGTTCTTTAGAAAGTGACTCCATTTTTTCTTTGAAGTCGTCGATTGCCATTTTTGTCATAAAGTTGCGCATTGTTTCGTTGGTAAGTGACTGAACTTCTTCGAGCGCGGGCAGTGCTTCCACGAGTTCTTCGTGTGTTTTTTCGTCTACATCCACGAGCGCGAGCATGCCCTGCGAGAACATGTAGTCTACGCCTGGCTCATACATAGCTTCCTCCAAAATCGCGGAATCAATTGTCTTTACCGCGCCCCTATGCTCCCATGTGCGCGAAAATTTTGCATCAGGCAAGTCAATAAAAACCATACCATCTACCATACTTTGTACTTTTACTTTACTCATATTTTTCTCCTTTAATCATAAATAAAGAGGGTAAAAGTTACCTACTTCTACCCCCTTAGTTTACATGTTATCCTTCGTAAGTCTGAGCGATACCAGTGTTCTGATATACACACCAGTTGTAGTGTGATAGGATACCTACACCCAGCTTTCTGTAAGCGTGGATTTCGATAGAGTTATCTCTATTCACGAAGTCGTGTAGCTGAGTCTGTCCCTCAAGCACAACCTTCACAACCTTCTCGTTACCGCCTGGCAGTACGTAAGCAAGTTGTGGGTCAATCCATGTCTTTTCGTTGTTTTCGTCAACGAACGACTGTGGAATTTCTACTACAGGAGTACCTCTGAATAGGTTGATACGTCCTGTCTTGTGGATAGCTTCGATGTCGTCTGGTGAGTAAACACCGCCGTAGTTTCCACCTGCTCCGATTGGAACAATAGCATCTGCGCCCATTTCAGCGATGAACTCAGGTGGTGCGAAGATTACTGCGCTAGAACCGTAAGCCTTAGCAACGCTTACAAGTTTCTGCATTTTCTTTCCATCGAATGAAGTACCTGTAACTTTGTTAGCTTGTGGTCTACCTGTAGCATTGAAAGCAGCGCGTAGAGCCTTTTGTACTTCTAGGAATACAGCTTCTGTAAGTCCTTCAGTGATAACTTCCATTACATCTGCAAGAGTTTCAGAACCATCACAAAGTCTTTCAAAGTCGATGATAGCTGCGCCACCAACTGCGTGTGATGTGATTGCAAGGTTTTGTTCGTCTAGTCTGAAAGTTTCGTATACACCGGAAATTCCAACTTGTGTAAGGAACTTCTTTGCTCTCATCTTTCCGATTTTTCTCTTGAATACTGCTTTTTCGTTTTGTTTTACAACCTTAACGTCAGCAACCGCATTTAATGCGTTTGTTACCTTTTTAGGTACGATTTCGTCTGCAACTTCTACGATTACCTCGTAAATGTCGTATCTGTTTTTCATGAATTGGTTTACTGAACCAGCTAACTCTCTGAAGCCCTCAGCAACTGCCTTGTCTACGCTTTCGGATGTGTAGTTAGCAGGAGCAGTTTTCTGTGCTGCATAAAGAGCGATTTCTTTAAGTTGTGTTAATGTCATTGTTTTTCTCTCTCCTTTACACTAAACTACATTACCATGATTTGTGCTGCGCGCTGTCCATCAGGCATAGTAGTCCACTTAACTACTTTATAGTTGGTTTTAATCATGTTAGTATCACTATCATGTGGAGCCCCTTTGTAAAGAGTGAGAACACCCATTAACACGATACCTACTTTAAGTTCTTTTACGTTCGCTGCAAAAAGGTCACTATCTTGCGCGAATTCGTCGTCGTAATAAGCTAAAGTGTTAGTTGTAAAAAGGTCACCCTTATCAAGAAGTCCTAGTCTTGGATAAGAACGAGGTTTATTTACAAAGTCTTTTAGTGCAGTTTTGGTAGCACTTTGTGTGTGTTCTGTTGTGTAGCAAAGTCCCCATAAAGAGTCTTTGTAATCTCTATAAAGAGGTACGCAATTCTTGTTCCATTTATCAATAGCTAGGATTGCGCCATTCTCAACATCGTTGTCATCTAGTATATAGCACTGAGCCTCAACTCTGCCATCTCTAGGGAAAGCACATTTGTTAAGCTCAACCTGACCATAGCCATCAGTCTTAACTCTTTTTAGATTAGCCATTTTATCTCCTTTTTAATATAATTTTACAGTACCATAATTTGTGCTGCGCGTTGTCCATCAGAAAGCGTAGTCCACTTCAGTACTTGATATTTAAGTGGCAAGGTATCATTATCACTGAGACTAGCGGCATTTTTCCAAATAACAAATACACCATTGAAAATACCCACTTTAACATCTTTAGGGTTTGAAGCAAATAGGTCTTTATCACTCGCAAACTCACTCTCAAAGTAGGATAGAGTATTGGTTGTAAAAATATCACCTTTTTCAAAACGTCCTAGTCTTGGATAAGAGCCTTCCTCGTTTACAAAATCTTTTAGACTTGTCTGCGTAGCATCCTGTGTATGTTCTGCTGAATAGCAAAGACCTGCGTATATTGGAGCAGGGGTTTTCGTAACTGGTGAACAAGTGCCTGTTTGTTTGTGTACGTCTAGAGCCATGCCATTTTCAGCCTTGCCGCCTACCAACTTGCACTGAGCCTCAACTCTACCATCTCTTAAAAAGGCACATCTATTAAGTTCAACTTGACCATAACCGTCAATTTTAACTCTTTTTGGATTAGGCATTATTTTCTCCTTTTAGTATCTATCAAGGATATCTTCGATACCGCTTTCAGTTTTTCTAGGAACTACTGGGAATTTGGTATCGTCAACGTCCTCTTTTGAAAAAATAGAGTTGTCGTTTTGGATAAGCGCAAATGCAAGTTCCTTTTCAAGCTGAACGCAGTCCATTTCAGCACTTTGTTCTCTGATAGGGTCAATTGTTTCTTTGGAAAGTTTTGCAGAATACTTGCTGAAAATTGCTTCTTTTGCGCTATCTTCTGTAGCTTTCTTGAACTCTGATAGAACTGCAATTTCGCTATCTTTGGCTTCGATGTCGGCTTGATAGTTTTCAATTTTTGTGTTGAGTGTTTCTTTCTCTGCTGATAAAGTAGAAATTTGAGCAGAATAATCAGCCATTTCGGTGTCATATTTTTGACCTTTTTCTACAATTTCCTCTAGTCCAACTAGAGAATGGTTTACAAGTGCGCGAGCGCTTTCAACAGAGTCAAGTTCTTCACGAGATAGGTATGCGTTATAAACTTCTTCGGAGTCACCTAGAACTACATTATCTTCTTCGTCTACTGTGTAGAAGATTTTTAGGAATTTGTCGTAATCCTCTTCTTCTTCGTCACGAACAATAACATAGTCATTAAAAGTGGCAACAATCCATTTAGTCATAACTCTATATCCATCTTCCACTTTAGGATTAAGTGCAGCAAACAGCTTTGACCTTAAATCCTCATTGGATAATTCAAATATATACTTCATTGAATTTGTTTCCTCTCTATTACAAGTGAATTTATCAATTTTATCGAATAGGTTTTCAAGTTCTTTTTGTAGAGTGTAGAAGTGCGCGCCCTCAAAACACGGTTCTACATCATCGCCTAATGCTTGCAATCCTACAAAGCAACCCTCTGTGAATACAAAGTATTCAGTACCCTCAATCATTTTCCAATATCCGCTTATGGAAGGTGGAAAAATTTCCATTGAAAGAGATTTATTTACAATCTCGCTGGCTTCTTTGTAAATTGAAGTAAATAAAATTACGTCTGCGCAAGCATATTCGCGCTCTACGCCATCATTGTCGAGATGAGTTTCCCACATGAAGTTATGGTCTTTAGGTACAATACCGTAGATACGTCCTTCGTCACGAGCCTTGCCGTGTGTGGTAAAATCATCATCTTCATAAATACCTTTTACAGGCACATACGCCAATGTGTCTACAAACTTTTGCGCGAACTCGTCCGTAATGTATGTACCATTACGGTTTTCGTACTTGTAAAAAATTCTACAGCGCGCCTTCGATAAAACTTGATTATAAGGAGTTAATTCTCCATAAATTTGTACAGAGAAGTTGAAATTTAGGTTTTTCAACTGTTTCTCCTTTCTTTTTAGTCGAGTGACTCGTCTTTAGTAACTGTTGTTTCAGCCTTTTGGTCACCCTCTTTAGCCTTAACACCACCCTCATCAGTAGCAGCGTTGTCACTGCTCTCTGAAAAACTATTGGATAATGGTTGCATAATAGATTTGAGGTCATATACTTCATTTTCCAATGTTTTTAAAGATATAAACTCGCTTTGAGACAGTCCTACGGCTAATGCAGGTACAAGGAAACTATAACCGGAATTAGCCATCTTCAAAGTAGAAGTTATGTAATCTTTTTGATTGTAAAGTGTTATTGGTAAAATTTTATAAGTAAAAGTAATATTGCTATTACTAAACTTACGGTTAAGTAGGTTGGTTACGAACAAGTTGAGTTGTTCAGCGAAGGACATCATAATGGAGATGTCGTTTTCGATGGAGTACATAAGTGATGCACTACCCGCTTCGCCAAATAGAAGTCCACTTACACCAGCTTTGTTGAAAATGTTTTTGTTCATTTGTTCGGCTGTGTTGCGTGCCGCGCCAAGTTGACCTTTAGATGTTACAGAGTCAACTTTACCATATGTAGTAAGCACACGAGTATTGGCGTTGCCTTTTAGCATTTGGACAAGTCCTTTGTGCATTATAGCAACTTCTTCAGGCTCAAATACAAGTTTACCGTCTTGTGTATGTGGCATTTCAACCGTAACAATTTTGCTTATTTCTTCAACGTCGCGTGCCTTTTCAATTTGCGCGCGGCTGTCGCGCTCGTAGATGTCGTTGATAATGCTTAGGAATAGGGGTGTGTCACCTAGCATAGAAATGCAAATGCTTTCCTTTACTGGCACGAAAACCCATGGAGTATCTGTGCCACCGTTATCATAAGATGTGTACCAACTACGTACGCGCGCAGGGTAAGATTTAAGTGTGTTTTTGCGCACTTGTTCGTCTGGTATAGAAGTAAAAAACCTTACATCAAATTCAATTAAATTGTTGCCACTTTTGTCTTTGTAGCGTGTGCGACAATATTTTGACGGTAGGTCGAGTACAGTAAAACTGTCTTTTTCGTTTTTAATTAAGCCGTAGTATGTGCCTTCGAGTATGGCGGTTTCAGCGCACTTGATGCAGAACGTTTTCCAACCGGGCATATCCATGAACTTTACGGCTTGGTTGTACTTTTTAAGTACAAAGTCTTTGGATAGTAGGTCGGGTTTTTGGGTATGGGGAATTACAATTCCGGTATAATTTAGAAGTGTAGCATAGTATAAAACTATTTTTTTATATACACCGTCTAAGTTATAGAAGTAATTGGAAAGTGCAATTTTTTCTGAAAGTCCCCCCTCTGCTATAATTTGTTGTGCGTCTTTTTGACTGTAAGTTTGAGTGCGCGCTCCAAAGTTAAAACCTGTATCAGATTGGTAGGCGCTGTTACTTGCTGCCACCATTGAAGAGTTCGCAAGTTCAAACTGTTGTCTATTTCTTTTTTCTTCCATTTCTCTCCTTTAGTCGTAAAATACCAACTGGCGCACTTCCTTTTTCTGTGTTTTTTTGTTGGTGCGGAAGTATTCGTCCTCGTGTTCTTTGATACGCCATAGTCCATACATAAAAGCAGAATATTTGTCCTTTGGAAAGCGCGCGTTGATGCGTTCTAGTACAATCATGTCAGAACTTGTTCCCTTTTTAAGGCGTAAGTTTGCCATCTGTTGGAATAGGCGAGTTGTCATTTCATGGGGTAGTAGGCGTTCCACACGTTGTTCTAGTGTCATGCGCTGACCAGCTTTCGTGCTTAAAAGTGCCGATTTAGCTTCTTGCTCGCGTATTAGAAAACGCACAGCACCACTACTCATGCGCGCGAAGCAATTGGCGTGCATTTGTGAGTTGGATTGTTGGTTAGCTTTGATGCCGTATAGAATTTTAGGTGCATCATTAGGTTGAATTTCTAGGTAGTATTTATCATTTATGAAGCCTAGTGGTGGATATTCAGTACCGTCCTCGTCAATTTGTGTTTTGATGAGTTCGTCGGCAAGACCCACACCTATACCATTAGTATCAACTACTACTTCCTTAGGGTCAAACGCACGCACAATTTTTTTAAGGTCAAGTGCTTGAGCGTCGAATGTGCGTCGTTGCGCAGTTGTACCAAGCGTGATAACATTCACGAGCGCGGAGTAGATACGACCACTACGAATATAGTTTTTAAAAATACAACATTCAGATTGGTCATGAACCCTACCTACGTCTACTGATAGTAAGTAAAAAATTCCATCGCTTCCTGCATCTTTGCGTTTTCTTTCGGGATTTTTTAGTTTGCGGTAGCGCTGACATTTGTCATAGTTGAACCATGAGTCTGCGTTGCCACCAGACCATAGGGATAGATATTCGCGCGCAAATGACTTTTCGCTATAGGAAGGACTAAGTTTGAGTTTTTGAACGTATGTGGCATCGAGTAGTCCGTGCATTACGGGGATACGATAGTCACAGCCAAATACAAATGTGTCCTTAGGGTTGATGATGCTGTTTTCAGTATCATCTATAAGGCGGTCATAGGCGAACGAGGTTTTGGTGCCTGCCGATGTACAGCAGATAACTTGTTGGTTAGGTTCCGATGGGTTTACCGTGTTATCTGGTAAACGACGAGAAACGTTTAATAGCGGCAGCACAACTTCGTTGATAAGGTTTTCGTCGTGGTCACGCGTTTCGTCGATAAGACCACCATTTCTACGACCTCCACGAGTGGTTTCAAGAGCGCCGACCACATCGAACACGCTACCATTACGGAACTTCAGTTGGCAATAGTCCTTACCGAAGTTGCCCGGTGTGTCGGACAGTTCATAACCTATAATTTCGCGCTTTAAAAGGGGGTAGTGGTCATAAATTTCAACAATTTTTTCTCGTGCAATTTGCGCACCTTGGTTTTTCTTTGGCGCGCAGATGAACACTTTTCTATGTGGAATGAATACGCATTGTAAGAAAAGTGCAAGTATGGTTAAGAAACTCTTGGAAAAGGCACGGCACGCTACAATATAAACGGCTTTATACCTCATCATAGCGCGCAAGCATATACGTTGATAGAAGAATAAATGAAAGCCAGACCCATCTTTAACTATTTGGTCAAGGAATAGGTCAGGATAGGCAGTACACCATTCTACCCACGCGCGCATAGGGTTCTCGTTGCGCACTAACCATTCTTCGTTTACAACTACACCCTTTTCGATAGGTACACCTTCGCGCTTTTTGAGTTTAGTAACGGCTTTAGTGAATAGGTTGTCTTTCATTTAGCTTTCATCACCGTCCTCATCTGCGCGGAAGTCCTCTTCAATTTCCATTTCAAAGCCTTCGTTGTCGTAGTCGTCTAACTCGCGCGCACTTGGATTTGGTATGTCGAAGTTAGATTCCATGTTGTTGATATTTTGTAGGGACTCGATACGCTTTGTAATTTCTTCAGAGATGCCGGACTCGTTTACATATAGGCGCTGTGTCCAATTTTGTACGTTTTTAATTGTTTCGTCTACAACATCTTTAGTAACATCATTGTAGTATGAATTTTTAAAGCCACGTTTTTCGAGCCATATGCAAAGTTCGCCAATAGAATCAAAATCTGATGCGTTTTTAGCGTTTTTAGAGTTGAACTCGGCAGCCTTTACGAGTTTGTCGTATGAAGCAAGTAGTTTGTCAAACTCTTTGCCCTCTTGGATACGCACATCAATTTCATAAGAAATCTTACAAATTTTCAGCGCTTGGTCACCATTAAGGGCAGAACCAATGTTTTGGGTTTGGACAATGCCTTCGTATAAGGTTTCGAGGTACGATAGTGCTTCAACGTCGTAATGTCCACCCCACTTTTCGCGCAATTCGTGTAAGCGCTCTTCCTTTAGAGCAGGAACAGCGACACGCAATTGATTTTGCGCGGCAAGGTCTTTATATTCTGCTTGTGTTGCCGCCCAATCGACGTTGGCGTAGTCTTTTTGTTGGTAAAGCGCATTATAAACCATGAAAGTATTAATACCGTTAGTCTGTTTTAGCTTTTCATAGCGTTCAGGTTCAAATGGAATATCCATAAATTGACAAAATTTGTCGAAGGCGTTCCACTCGTTTTCTTGAGCGCGCAGCCAACTTCGTGTGCAATCGTTACATATACAGCTATAACCATTTGCAATAAAAGGGTTGTGTGTTGGTAAAAACTCTGATTTTGGCTTAGTAAGTCCGCATCGTGTACATGTTTTGCTACCAATGGGCGTTGAAGTGTTTGGTACCACTACTCATCACTTCCTTTTACGACTGCGCGCACGAGTGTCAGTATGTCTTTTTGCAAGTGTTTTGGTGCACGTTCAAATTTGTCAAAAATGTCATTCAGAATGTGTTCGAATGGGCGCACTTCTTGATTTTCCACTAACTTAACGTTCAAAATGCGCGCAATTCCAAAAAATTCTTCTTCTTTTAGCTTAGGCAAACTCAAAATAAACTCTTTTTGGCGTCTTTCGCTGCCCTTTTTATTCCATATTTTCATTAGTAATCTACCTCTTTTTCTTGTCACATTGTTTACAGCTACCCACAAAGCCGTCTTTGGACTTGCCTAAACGTCTAAAGTGGTTACTATCTAAATGTAAAAGTTTTCCACATTTGCTACAACGTTTCCATTCGTCTGGTTGGTCGAGCGCGAGTGCAAGTTCGTAGTGGGCTTCTACAGCTTGGGCTAGAAGTTTAGGTATGCGTTTTTTATAAATAGTAGAAATGTAGTTAACTGAAAAGGTTTTTAGGTTGCGTCGACGCAATTCGTTGTTAATGTCCTCGTTTCTCCAGTTCTCACTCTTCATTTCTACAATAAGTCTATATTCTGCTTGCATGAGCGCGCGGTCGAAATAGTATTGAATAGTGTTCCATAGTGCAGGTGCTTCACTTTCAATGTCGTGGCGCTCTTCAGCTTCTAGTTTGGCATTGTAAATTGTGTTGTAGTATGGTAGAAGTTGTAGCCATGAGTTGGGGTCGCGCAAATCGAAAGTGACTTCGCGCTCGTGTAAGCAATCACTATCATGACTTGTTTTTTCGACTGCGCGCTGTTGTAAGCCAACTTCATTTTGGCATGAATGTTCTTCAATTTGTGTTTGCTTTATGTCTTGCCTACTTGAGCGCGCGGTCGCATTACTTCCAATCTTGACTGCGCGCTCATCGGTTTTACTTGAATTTTCTTGTCCAATTGCGTCTTGCTTACTTGTTTGCTCACAAGTGCGCGCCAGCAACCTTTTCAATGCTTGTGCCAGCTTCGCTCGCTCTTCTTCGTTGGCGAGTGGCGTCGGCTCATCTGCCCACAACCATTTCCCCAATGTTGTCGTTGGGCTTGTCCAAAGTCCCAATGGCTCAATTTCCAATGGCGCCAATTCCACTTTCCCTAGCGGCTGCTTCGCATTTCTTAATTGCGGCTTATACGAATCCCTCAACTCATATTGCTCCGTCCTCAAATCCACCAGGTCGTGTCTTGCCCTTTGAAGTTCCTTCGGACTCAATTTCGCTGCCTTTGCGCGCAGCGCAAAAAGGCACGACGGCTCAATCCGATTCACAAGTTCCTCCCTCGGTTCCTTCCCCATAGCAAACGCTATCAATACATCAAGCCTATCTATCTCATCAAAAAGGGCTTTGAAATGGGGTGCAAGGGGCGAAGCCAATGCCTCCGCCCTACTAAATTTTTGCTTTCTTACTAGCGTTGGCGGAATTTCCCCCACTGTGTAAAAATTGGGTATGTGGGTTTCGGCTTCCATAATGGCTTCCATGGAGTCGGGCTGAGATGCGCTCCACTTTGAGGAAAGTTCAAAATCTTCGCTTTTGGAAATGCAAGTGCCGTTTTCGTCGCGGCTCCACAATATGTAATCGGCAATGTGCTTACAATTTTTGGCGGAAAGGTTCGCGTGCGCATATTGGTTGGCGACCTCTAGGCGGTCGGAAAGAGATGACTTGGAAAAGTCAAGTTGTATTTTCACAGTGTGTTCCTTTCTATATAAATTTCGTC